TACACGAGAAAGAATAACTACACATCAAGATTTCTTTGAAAAACATAAGAAAAAAGACGATCTAGCAGATTGTTACTTACAAGCTATCTCGTATACTAAATTTTTTATGAAATAAGGTTCTTAAAGTACTCGTAAGTACAAAAAACTGAAACGTGATAAGGCAAACTTCTAATAATGTATATAGATATTCCTCTATAATAATTTGACACATTTGAATAAATGCCTACCTGACCGTCACGGAGTCTAGCACGTATAGTATCCAATGGATAAAATATACATGTAGCTATAGTCTTAGACACGGCTGCGCAAACGAATACATTAAATGTATTGTTTTCTACTTTAGATTTCATGTATTCATACAAAGGCATCTGTATGGTAAAACTTAAATTAATGAGGTATGTAGGAAAAATACCCCTATAAAGATTACTTAAATTAATACTTACCTTTTTATTACATTGCTCAGCCTGACGAAGGACCCAAAATGGTGTAGTAAACGTACTCGCTGTACAACATGAAATATACGCAGCAGTTGGTGTGTTAATTTCACTTTTGAGCCGAGAGTACATTGGAAAATAAATAGTCCAAAATGTAGGAATACCTATTATACCATATTGAATGCCGCGATACAAATAATTAGCATTCCATTTTATTTTATTACCCAGTTGATAATTCACACGTATTGTATCAAGTGGGTTACAAATTACAGTGGAAACTATTCCTGCTCCAAGTGCTGGTAGTACTTCTTCCATAAATGTAAATATGTATAATTTATTTTTTTAAGTGACTATAGATTCTAAAATGTCATTTGCCAGATTTGGTTGAAATATCATTCCATAATAACCACCTTGAAGACCAGTTAAAAATTCATTTATTAAGTATTTCTTTCTTAGATTCAGTACACTTGGAGGGTCATAATTTTTGTACATTTTTGTTATATTTCTATTTATTTCTTTTTTACGGGGTGTATTCAGTTTAATGTATTCACTTTTAACCATAGTGTAATATATACTTAAGAGAAGTGAAGTAACTCTTTTTCCGCATTCTTTATCGCTCAGTCGAGGACTAAGAGCATTTGGACATCTTTTAATGAGAGTCATTCTAAAATTTTCTCTCAAGTCGTCATCTTGACCTAAAAAGATGTCGTTATACATATCCTATTTAAGCTTTTTCTTATTACCGAATGAATTTAAATAAACCGATGGACCGGCCTGTGGAGACTTAGGTGGGAACTGTCTTGGGTTGTATCCCCCGCAGTAATTGTAATAGTGGTCCATTAATTTTTGTTGAAAATATGGATTAGGAAGCCCTCCGTTGCGTTCAGCTAGAGGCCCCCGGGCCCAAAACTCTGGCGCTCCGCCTCGGTTTTTAATTCCATATCTAAAAGCGTGATCCCGAGCGGGCGATGGATACCAATCATCTGATTTTCTTCTTAATGTTGCATGGTTACCAACGCCTGGTACATGGGTACAGTGAATAACCCAACCGTCACCTATCTCGATGTCTGGCGTAGGTATCTCAACACCAAACTTTGTAACTCTTTTCATAGGCGCTTTCTTTTTACGAGCACACCGAGACTTGCGTTGAGCTGCCGTTAATTTTTGTACTGTTTTAGGTGTCTTTGAATCCACCTTTTTACTTGGACGGCAATAAGCGATAGTCTCTTTAGTCTTGCGACCGCATGGTTTACGTTTAGGCCAAGCACATGCGTCTACCCATTTTTCTTTATACCATCTTGATAAATTTGTTTTCCCTTTAGTTCCCTTGTATTTTCCTCCGGCTGCTTTGTATTCCCTTACAAGTCTTCCAGAATCATAGGCTCCCCATCTACGCCCTTTAATAGATCTTTTGATTTTAGCCTTTACATTTGCATATAATCTTTTATTAACAACATTATCTGGAATCTTATATTTCTTACCAAAAGCATTACCTGCTGCCCATTCTTCAGTGAGCCATACGTGAGCTGATTTGTACCATCCAGATGCGTCAAAATTTGCGCGATATCCTAGTTTTTTCATAAGCACTTCCATGTTATCTGCAGAAACAGTTAAATTTCTTTGTACTTCGGGAGTATAATTTAATCTATCTGGGTCCATGTCTATGAATTCTGATAGAATGTGTTCTAAAGAGCTGTACCAAAGTTCATCGTCGTCAAAGTCTTTAGCTGTAAGTGTATCTGCGGCTAAAAACAACCATTTTGCTGTTTCTTTTTTACCTGGATTTAAAACAGTCCAAGGGCTGCCACTTTTCATTTCTTCATCGGCATAGGCTGGACTTTCATACGCTGCATTTAAATTCCATAGAATATTTTTCAAGTTTTTCTTAGTTGGTAAATTTGCTCTAACAGTTTTTCCTCTTTGTACTGCGGAAATTTTAGAGGCCGAGTAATCCTTTAAATTTCTCTTTAATTGAGGCTCGATGAATTCAATAGAAGGATCCATTCCGGTTTTATCGCGGAAAAACCGTTCGATGTCTCTATAATTCTTCATATCTTTTACAGTTCCAAATGACAACTTCTTGCTACCTGAAATGCCTTTTGGAAATTTACCCGTTTTATTGTAAACATTCAAACGTCGTTTATAATCTGCAAGACTGGCTTTAACACTTGGTTTGTTCCACAAGATGTACATGGATAAGTATCCAGGTTTCATTGGATCATTTGTACGAAGATCTTTTTTATGACGAGATATGTATCTTTCACGACGTTCCTTGTCCTTATGAATGGTATAATCAGACATTCCTGCCGCTCCAAACTTACGGGTGTACATTTTACCATTTTTTTCGATTGTAATTTCATACTTCTTAGAGTTTCCTCTAAGTTTTTTAAAACTCTTTACCTTTATCATTATTATATACATTACATAAATAATTCACTTAAAATTGTAAGTCCACATTTCAGCATGTGAAGGTACTATAACTTGTTTCGTAAACGAGTGTTTTTTCATTGTGTTGTCAATGGTTTTTAGATAGTTTAAAAGATAAGGTTCTCCAGCCAACATTACCTTTTTAGGTGTATAATTAGTGGCAATGTCTACTATAATAATTCCCTTTTTTGCGACTCTTTTAGCATTTGCTATAACTAATTTATGTGCGTAAACAGGCATTTCATGAAAAGCAAACATGCATGTGATGTAATCATACTCATTAGAGTTTCCAAATGTCTCTGCATTACCAAATTTATACTCTCTACCTGAATTATAAATATTGGCAAAATTTAGCATTTCACTGGATGTGTCAATCCCTATGTTATTTGGTTTTGTGGAGTATCCGGTTCCGCAGCAGATGTCAAGAACAGTCCCGTCTAGATTTTCATAAACTTGTTCACGAATATTTACAGAATTATAAGCTTTAAAGTCTATAAATTTTGTAAATAAAGGAGATATGCTCGCGTGAAATGCCCCACCAACTCCAGTGTTACCAAAATTATGAATATTGTCATTATAATAGTAAGGTTTTAGAAAAGAAAGTATCAACATACCTATTTATATACCATTTCTTTATACACGTGTTAAATTAATAAAATAAATGTGTTTATATCTATTATTATGTATACGTTAGCAAAATTCTTAGCAAAAACACTTTTATTATACAATTCTGAAATTACTTTATTTCCGCCAGATAAAGGCAATAATGCTATTATAGCGTTTGCAGGAACTCAAAATGCTAAAGATGTGATTTTTGACGATCTCAGTATTTTACCACAAAGATGGCCTTATTTCACAAATGAAGTTCCAAGAGTTCATGGAGGCTTTGCTAAAAGAACTAGAAAGTTATTAGAAAGATCAAATTCTTTTATAGACAAATATGACGATTACATCTTGACGGGTCATTCATTGGGCGGAAGTTGCGCTATTTTAGCAGCATCTGAATTACAGTCTAGAGGTAAGAACATATCAAAAGTAATTACTTTTGGCTGTCCAGGTGTGGGATTAAATAGTTTTATAAAACACTACATCTCTCAAGAACTATGGGATAAAACATACAATTATTACACATATAACGATATAATATTTCATTTGCCAAATGTATATAAGCACGCGGGCAATTTATTATATCTCGAATCTTTCACAGATAATTCTATTGAAAATCATGACTTATATGTATATTATCATTATCTTTGGGTAAATGAATACATTAAAAACACATATTAAAAATAAAATATAATATAAAGTAAATACAAATATATAATAAATGAAAAATATACAACTTACAATAAAACCATTCTCTTTGTGGCTTTCTTATAATATATTGTCTCCTCATAAAATACAGGAGCTTTTACCAGATGGCATGAAATTAGCAAAAGTTAAGATACTACAAGAAGATAAACATGCTACACATAAATTAATGTACAATTGTTACAACTTAGACTCTTTTTGGATGAAAGGAGCCAGACTTGAAATAATGACAATAGCTAAAAAAGACGATCAATTACATTTCGTTGTATTAGATTGTATTACTAATACAATGCAGTGGAATCCTATAGACGGCATTGAAGGTCCCAATGGCGTTATTAAATTCAGTTATAAAAATGAATTATTAAATTATAATATACTCAGACAGAAAGAATTCTTGGATATTTCAGGAATTGCTTTAGGGATTACAAATATGACAAAAGACTTTGCTGTTGAATCTAATTACGCATGTTATTTTAAAAATGCAGATTGGCCCGTTAGGCTTAAATTTAATGAAGAGCAAATTATGACCCCTGTTAGAAAACTTAGACTTTTAAATATTAAAAATGATTTTTGGTCTAAGTTTAGATATAAAAAACCTTCTCATGTATTTTTTCACGAACACCCTATGGTTTTCAAAACTTATTAATAATCTACTGTATTTTCAATTATAAGTCTATTTCTTAGATTTATAACATCACTTGTGTTGTTAAGAATTTTAATAGCTTGATCTAGGCAATGATCTAGAATTTCCTTTATCCTCTGTTCCTTTTTAAATGTAAAAAGATCACTGTTTGAATTAGAAACTATATAACTTTCAAACATATCAATGTAAGTATTAGTTAGATCAGTAGCAACCATAAGATCGTTACTAGCTCCGGTCGAAACGTGTTCATCGTCCATTTCTTTAAACACATTTTTACCGACTTTACCATATAGCATTTCTGCCGCTCTTCCTCCGAGAACAGCTATAATTCTAGCAAAATAGAAACCTTTAGTAGGAAATTCAAGGTAAAAATCTTTTGGTGTAAAAAGGGTATAACCACCTGCTCCTCCGGTATTCGCATTCATAGTAACCTTTTGAAGATTAAAATATTTTGAAAAATGCTTAATAACGACGGCGTGTCCGGCTTCATGAAGAGCTACTAAGTTCTTGGTATTAGGATTACGGGTATCATACTTTTTTGGTAGTCCAATTGTCATTTTCTCATAAGCATCCAAAACAAGTCTGTCATTGATAGCAGTGACGTTTCGCCGGACACTAAGAATAGCCGCCTCATTTGCCAAATTAGATATATCAGCACCTGAAAATCCAGATGTTAATTCGGAAAGTTTATCAAAAGACAATTCTGTATTCTTATTATTGAAATGAATTTTAGCTATTTCCTTACGTTCTATTTTATTTGGAAGAGAAACCTTTACTTTTCTATCAAATCTACCAGATCTTAGTAGAGCAGGATCTAGTGTATCTATCCTGTTAGTTGCCGCCATTACTACAATCCCTTCTGTTTTTTCAAACCCATCCATATTTGTAAGAATCTGATTAAGAGTTTGTTCACGTTCGTCATTTCCTCCCGAATTGAAACCAGAACCACGTTTACCACCTATAGCATCAATTTCATCAATAAATATTACACATGGGGAATTTTGTTTTGCCTTTTCAAAAAGTGCTCTTACACGTTGCGCTCCTACACCGACAAACATTTCTACAAATTGTGATCCACTTGCGCTTATAAAATTAACCTTAGCTTCTCCAGCAACTGCGCGCGCTAAAAGTGTTTTACCAGTTCCTGGATCCCCTTCGAGAAGTACACCCCTTGGAATTTTTGCCCCAGCATTCTCATACGCCTCGGGTTGATTTAAAAAGTCTACAATTTCATAAAGTTCCTCTTTTGCTTCTGGAATACCCGCGACATCGACAAATGTAGTATTAACATTTAAATTGATGTCTATTTCATTTTGTTTATTTAGGAAATTCATCGGACTATTCATTCCTCCCCTAGAAGTCATAAAATTTAAAATTGCCATAAAAACCACATAACCGACAACTAACTGTACAAAAAACGGGATTTGAAAACCTTGATTACTTAAATCAAAAACTTGAAAATCTACGTGATTAGAAATCAAAGTATTCACAAGATTATCCGCTGTTTCTGGTATGTATTTATAGAAATTAACAGCATCAGATTTATCATGTAAAACAGCTACATTTTTATCCTCTACCAGTGCCGCAACATCCACATTTTTAACATTATTTTGAAATTCCGCATAAGAATATTGATGAATAGGACCTTTTAGGTTCTGTATCAACTCATAAGGTTCTACCATTACCACATTTGACCTTGGTTTAAAACTTGGTCTTATAAAAGAATAAAGCAAAGAATAGATAATCATTTAAAATGTATATATATTAGTTTTAAATTAATTTAAAAAATAATATTATTTATAATAAATGTTGCAATTAGTATTAACCTTGTTCTCTTTTATATTACCACCTAGCTCAAACATTGTATTTTTTTCAGGTGGGAATTCTTTTATGCCGACTGCTATATACACTAACTTCTTAGATAAACTGAGTGATGTAGCAGATGTTAAACCAATTTCTAATAAATTGAGATACAACGAAGAAGACAATATTGTAAATCAACTTCTAGAGAATCACATAACATTAGACAACACGTGCGCCGTGTCTCATTCTTCTGGTGCCGCTACACTTCTTAATCAGTGTTCTCGTTTCAATGTTAAGAAGTGTGTACTATTAGATCCAGTTGATAATAATGACTTATTCAATAAGAATAGACCAAACTTTAAAAACTTTGGAGAATTTCTTATCATTAAGGCTGAAAATAGTTACAAATGGTCTTTTAAGAATGAAAATGGTTTTCTTCCAAATGTCAAGGTACCTTTTATTCCATTCGGAAATTTAGACACGGATAAACTAACAAGCAAAACTGTAATAACTATTAAAGATTTTGGTCACTGCGACATTCTAGATCGACCATATAGTGACTATATGCATGAAACTTTCGCAAAAGGAACCTCTGATCGTAAGAAAACTAATGTATACAAGAAAAAGGTAGTTGAATTGATAGAGCTTTTTATGTCCGGAAATTTAAATGATTATACTGTAAATGCTACATTATCAGAAGCTGACATAGAATATACTATCTCGTAAAATTCATGTAAGGGACTACATTGGAAAAAATAAAAAAATCGTTTAGGATATTATTCTCAAAATAAGGCAATTGTGTAAATGCTATTGTAGCTATGATACTCGAAGCTACGCATAAATTGAAAGTAGTTTCTTTCCCTATAAATATCGGTAATGTAGTAACATTTTCAAAAAGGTCTTCAGATGTGTCTGTTATGTCTGCGAGGTTTGTTAAAGCAAATATATTTAGCCAGAATGGAAGCACATATATATTCTCTAATCCTGTGGTAACAGCCCATAAAGAAGCTACATAAAAAGGTTTAACAGGAAAGTCCAGTCTTTTGATGTTTTTATACATGAATGTGGAAAGATACAGCATAAGTAGTACATTTTGTTGTGTGTAAAACAACATTGTTATAGTAGAAATAATGCTAGAAAATAGTAAAAATTCTGTAGTATTATCTCTAATCATTCCAATTTCTTGGGAATCCCGATATCTATCAAATTTATACACACTGTATGCTAAAAGACCGTTTAAAATGTAAGTTTCATCCGTGATATGTGAATTGTATACACACAAATTAGCTGTTTCCGCTATCACATTAACTGGTACGATCATTTCTAACCCCGATAAAAGAGTTTTCATATTATATTAATGTATCCAAAAGATTATAATATTTTGAAAGAATTACACCACCCATTTCATCACCCTCTCTTAGAAAATCCACTATTTTAAGAATAATTTTCTTTTTAATATCAGGATTAATATCGGAATGTAGTAAACCATCTATCAATCTTTCATTATTGGTTAACATTAGATGACTAAACCAGTCTAATTGTGGAAGTAGACCCGTTGTGTCTTCTACTATTTTTATCTTAATGTCTTCCGGTAAATTATGAAGAATATTTGTAGTTGCTTCTGGAACTTGATGGAAAAATGGTACTATAAATGAATTTATTGGAGCGATTAATAAAAACATTACACTTCTAAACAATCTCATAATACATTACACTATACATTTATTATTATTTTATACAGATTTATTTAAATTTATCAATATTTTCAGGAGCTAAATAAGAATCCTTGCAAATTTTTCGGGTATTTCCAAGCTCATTTGCAGTGTAGTCTATCCCCTGGAGTATCTGTTTTTTCCTTTCCTTTTCGGTGTTTCCTTTTTTAAGTTTTTTCATAAATTTAAGAAATATTTCATTCGCTCTGTATGTACGGATATCTTTGCACGTGATATTAGAATTAACTTTATTTCTAAGAAACGCATTTAAATCAGAACTAGTTATACAACGCATTTCTGAGTCGTAAAATAAATTTGGACCTTTAATTTTTTTAACACGATCTATGAATTTCAAACTTTTATCAGATTTTATTTGCTTAGAATGCTGTATCCCTTTTTTACCTATGAATTTGAGTTTATCCCCGTTAAGGTGACTTTTGAGAAGTGTTGTTATACCATAAGATCCATTTTCTTTCTTGTACATCTCATTTCCAACGCGAATGTTTAAATCTTCCATTATCTTAATAACATTTGCTATTACACAATCTCTTGAAAGGTCATTTTTTTTAATGTAATTATTTATTACTCTAGAGTAGTGGTCATAATTAAAGTTCTTAATTTTATTGAATTTCTTTTTCTTTGATTTTTCAGTCCAGTCTGTGTGATATATGTATTGTTTTCTACCTTTGATGTCATAACCTGTTGCTTGAATTTTAGCTTTGTCAGACTTGTCAATTTTAACAGATGTCCACATCGGTGGAATTCTAAGTTTTTTAATTCTTTCAATATCACTTGGGGTTTTTGTACTATATTCAAACCCGGTTTTTGTTTTGCGCCGCGTAATGTACATATATAATTTAAAGATATTTTAAAATTATAATGTAAATGAGAAATACAATCTTAGTTTTATTTCTAGGACTTTTAATTAAACCATTTTCTAATATAATCTTCAATAAATCCAACGAAGATTGTGTATCGGTTGGCCCATCTGGTATATCAGGGTTTTGGCAAATTTTACCTAGAGTTAGAAAAATAACGAACGATAAGAAAATACTCTGTACTTCGTCTGGATGTTTAGCCAGTGTTGCAAAAGATCTTGATTTTCATTATACATACAACCTCGCTTCTTTCTTGAAGTATGAGAATATCTCTTATCAAGATAAAAAGAATGAATTTATAAAGATAATTACAAAAAAAATTAAGAAAATTCCACACATAAGCATCGTTACAATGGACATATTCGGAAATTGTTATAAATCCATTGCAAAAAATAAATCTCACTTGATGCAACTATTAGTTGAGACGTCTGATATTCCTTATTTTACTACTCAAAAACTAGGTAAAAGAATGGACGGGATTTTTTGCTTCTATAAATTAGACAAGTGTAAAACAAAAATTAGACATTCTTTTAGTTTAAAAGTTCTTCTAAATTTGTTAAATTTTAATCTTACAAAACTTGAAGTAATGGAGTTATACAATTACAACGGTATTTAATTTAGAGAAATGGTGTATAATTATGTAAGTATGTCTGCTTGGAATATTCTCCTTGTAGATGCGTCGGCTAGTATGTCTTCAAATGTAGAATCTGTTAATAAAGGAATCATAGATCTTTTCGTAGAACAAGAGGAAAATAAAGATCGTTTTACATTTCTAACTTTTAACACGGGTATCCAATGTGTAATTGACGCAGATTTCAATGAAATTAACTCTGAAAACATCATTAAGAACATTATTAATCATGGTTTGACAGCTTTATATGATGCTATAGGTCATGTATATGAAATGGTTTTGAATGACCTTCACGAATATGTTAATATTACTGTTATAACAGATGGTCACGAAAATTCCAGTAAGACACATACATTGACGTCTCTCAAGGCTCTAAGGGAAAAAATTGACAAAATGTGTAATGTAAATGTTACATTCATCTGTGAAAATGAACATGTCTTGAATAATAATTCAGCAATTATTTCACATGCAAACGAATCATGTGAAGTATCTGGTGATTATACCGAAGCTTTTAGGACAGTTTCAAGGACAATGACAATGACAAATGTTAGACACCCAAGTGACTCTCAAAATTACATTTCCGACGAAAATGAAAATGAAAATGAAAATGAAAATGAAAATGAAAATGAAGGTGAAATGTCTATGTCTGAACCAATTGTTAAGAGGCAAAAGTCTTACAATTCAAAAAAAAGACCACGCTTATTCTTCTGAGTTCACTTGTTGTAAGACTGTGTAAGTATTCCGCGAATCTATTGAAATGTAGACCTCTTGATTATTATTGAGAAGTTTCATTATTCTTTTTTCATATCTTTTATTTTTTTTACGCTTTCTTCTTTCCTCTGATCTTTCCGTAACTAACATTTCAAATTCAGTATCATTGTACTCATTTTCATGTTCATCGTAAGATTCTGGATCTTCTGCTATTTTATTTCTACAGAAGGGACATTCATTTTTTTTAAGACTATTATTACATTCTGAACATAGAAAATGAATACAAGGTAAGAATACAATATTTTCTAACGTTTTATTTTCCATACAAATAGAACATTCTAATTCCATTAATTTATTTATAACCCGACATTTTTAAATAAAAATAAAAGGAAGTTATATTTTACTTACGATAAGTTGACATTCGATACCCTCTTGGTCCTGATAGTGTAAAAGAAGTCATATTTCCTCCGCCTAGGAATTTATTAGATATAACTCCGATCAATATAAAACCGACTAAATAACTCCTTAAAGCCGAATAAGTATCTGCTGCTTCATTATCCTTGCGCGTGATTTTAGGCAACTGCGAAAAAATCCAACCCCCGATAAACGTGGAAGCTATCAAAGCGTTATCTTTAGAAATATTTGATCTTAAAAGACCATAGTATACCATTACTCCTAATATAAAAGATACTAAAATTTCGGTTAGGAAGTCCATTTTAATATTCAGTAAATATTTTAATTTATCAACACTTCCATTTTGTATTGCAATTTGTACAAGTTACATAAGTTGTCATAGGTTCATCGGCCGAACGAGTTTGCATCTGATAATATACTGTTTTCATAGATTTACATTTATTACATTTGAACATTCCGTCCTCTGTCGCCAGTTGTTTAACAACTATTTTTTCCAAATTTTTAGACTTAAGAGTTTGCCATAGATCAGGGTTAAGTTCTTCCCTGGTTAACTTTACGAGTGAATATGGATCAACATGTCCATTTTTAATCTTTGAAATCAAAACATTAGCGTTTATTGTATATGAAATATTAGCCAAAAGTCTTCTAGCGTTCGTAGAGTAATACTTAATGAAATGAGAGTCCGACCATTTTAATGGGTTTCCATTCTTTTTAGACAATTCAATAGCGTTATTGAATATTCCTTTTTCCATATTTATAACAATGACATTGTCTTGAGCGATATTTAAGAATTCGGCGCATTTCTTAATGAATGTTTCTCTGCGGTAAGACATGGCTAAATAATAGTATATAACAAATTTATCTAATTATATTTATTTTATGTAAAAAAAAATACATTTAAAACATTTAATTTAATAAAATGGACACGGTGAACAAAGAAACACAGTTTGATTTTTTTAAACTATGGATAACTATTGTATTGGCTTTGTTTTTTACATTCGGAACATCTGGTCTCGTTATTTATTATAAGTTTTTTAACAACGAATAAAAATAAAATGTATATATAAATAATGGCTGATGATGAAGAAACTAGTGGCACTCCTTGGGGTCTAATATTTCTTGGTTTTTTAATGTTAATTTTGGCGGCATTTTTCTTTATGGGGGTTTCAGTTTTTGATCAGGCTACGTATCAACCTTCTACCTATAAACCACGTGTATCCGATAATACGGTAGAAACGTTATTTGGAAGTCCAGACCTTTCTTATAAACCCGGGGCATCTCTTATGAGTGCTTAATTTACATTTTTTAAATATACTTAAATACAAAATTTAATTACATGTTAAAATAAGTATGATCAGGCGACTGTTTATTGAACAGGCTGAAATTTCTGCTCTGAAATCTGATATGAATTTCAACCATGGTGCCGTGGTTATTCACCGTGGAAAGATTCTGTCAACCGGATACAATTATTACTACGAACACAAGTGTAATTCTAATTATAGAGAGTCTGTACACGCGGAAGTTAGTGCTATCAATAACGCGCTTAAAAAAATTCACGTGAGCGAACTCAAGAAATGTGAACTCGTTATAATTAGAGTTAATAAACAGGGAACACACCTAAATTCAAAGCCCTGTTGTAATTGTGAAAAGTTTATCAATAGATTCAACATCAAAAAGGTTTTTCATTCTTAATTTTTAAAAAAACATATATTCATCATGAGATACAATCCTGATATAACTGATAAATTGGAAAGGGCTGGTTTATACTTGAAAGGAAAAGCATAAAAAATAAGAGTGGCGAGAGTAGTGAATAAGATCAAACCATATATTCCAAATGTAGCTATATCTGGTTTATTAGATACACTTCCATAGACAACCGCTAATGAAGAAATTAACTCAAATAGGCCTGCTAAAAGGACTATCATTTGACTATATTCTGCGATGCCTTCAGGTAATTTAGTAGCTAACCTCGCAGATTCTGAAGCACCAAGAGAAGAAACTTTTGTTCCTCCAGAGATGAAAAACATCATTAGAAATACTATTATAGCAAATAATGTTGTATTCTTCATTTAATTTATTATATATGTATATTTTAAATTAAGTATGTTGTTATTCTTAAATTTACGTAAAAAAGATTTCACAATGTATAAGTACAGATACAATCTTCATGAATACGTTCACATCCATCATATAATACCATTGGAATGGAGATCTAAAGCAAATTTAAAAGGATATGATGTAGACAGTGGATACAACTTAATGTTTATGCCAAATAAATTGGGTATCTCTAAAATTAATACAGTCAGAAGAAATCACGAGGGTGGGCACATGAAGTACAATAAATACATATGTGAAAGATTAGAACACGAATGTCCTTTTGAAATTAGTCATGAAGTAAGATATCTATTAATGAATAACATAGATATACCTTGGAAATGATTGGAATTAAGCTTTCGCCCGGGATCGAACCGGGGTTAGTGGATTCAAAGTCCACGGTCATAACCTCTAGACCACGAAAGCTTGATTACAATATAATTTTATTTTCCGTTGCTGGGAATTGAACCCAGGTTGTGTGGGTGAAAGCCACAAGTCCTAACCACTAGACTACAACGGAAAGTAAAATTAATATACTCCTCCATTCGGGATCGAACCGAAGACCTTGCGGTTAACAGCCGCACGCTCTAACCAACTGAGCTATGGAGGAGTGTATTAATTAAAATACTTTTTTTGTAATTTTAAAGCTTTTTCTTAATCATATCGTAAATCATATTGGCAAGTGCTTCATCCGCATCAAGAAGTTCTTTTAGTTTTTCTGGGTTTTCCATGATTTCTTTTACATACATGACGTGATCTACAGCATCCATTGTAAATGTAAATGTTTCATTTCTTTAAATGTATTTACTCGTCGGTAACATCAACCTCTTCTTCCTCTTCATCTTCGGAGTCTACAATAGAGTATCCAGATAGCTTGTTGCTCTTGTAAATCTTTGCCTGTACAAGCTTGTATCCTACACCAAACTGTGTCTTGCCTACGAACCACACTCCAGTAGTCTGAATAAGGCACACAGCCTCACAACCACGAGGAATGGCATCACTGTTAAGCTCACCGTTTTCATCTAGGATGTTAATCTCCTTCTTCTTATCATCGTAAAGCTTAAACTGTGCCTCTCCCTTCTTAGCGTCAAATGGAAGCTTCACCTTAAGATTAGAAGGCCACTTCGAATCCTTTGGAAACTTCTCGGCAGACTTATAAAATTCATTTACAAGTTCACTGCTAAGCTTCTTACCGAACCAGGCGTCACTCTTAACAGGCATTTCCTTAGCAGCATCGTCAATAGCGCGAATATTATTGGTAAGCTTGTGTAGTTGCTCGTTCTGAGTATCTGCGTTAGCCAAAGACAGAGAAATGTGATACTTTACTGGACCATTCTCTGGCTTAGAACTGTCGATACCAAAGGGAACTCGTACCCGGCAAGTTTGAAGGAAAAAAGGACCAGTATTATCGCCGTTGTTGTAATTTACAAGAACGCTCTGTCCTCCTAGCTTATTCTGCCTTGGCGGCAAGAAAGTAACCTGATCCTTGTCAAATTCGTGAGCGAGTAGAATGCTGTTGCTGGCCATTGTGTATCTGTTGATAAATATATCTATTTTTTCTCTTTAAGTTAGTTAAATTTTTGTAAAAAAAATACACTTTTAAATTTAAATGTACGCCATTTTACTAATTGTACTTGTCATTACATTATTAGAAATTTACAATTTAATACCTGAAAAAAATAAATTTGGTGAAAATGAAAATGAAAATGAAAATAAAGACGTAAATGAAAATGAAAATGATTTAAAATTTAATGAATACCGAGTTAAATCTGATACAATTATATTACATTACCCAGGAAAAATACTAATTAAAGAAAATTACAATATTATTTTAAAATACAAAGATGAAAGTATACTCATGGAAAAAGACATCATTTATAACATGAAAGATAATTTTGAGATTGAAATAATAAATATTGATAATAATGATATATATTACTATTACATCAGTTCATGAAAATAATCCCCTGTACAGGAACTCATAAATTTACGGTAATAATTTTACATGGACTTTATCAGGACATTTTAGAAATTCAATTGATGATTAAAAGAATTAATTGTGATTTTATTAAATGGGTAATTTTAGAAGGAAGAAATAAAAAATGGTACAGTTATTACACACAAAGAGATAATCACAACCGACACGATAAAATAAATTACAAACAATTTAAATGTTCATGTTGTTTTCTCGAAAGGACAATCAAACGTGAACTAAGATGCATCCCGTGCGAAAAGTTATACACGTTAGGAATTTCACAGGGTGGTACGGTATGTATTAATACAGCTCTGAGTCTAAAATTTAAATTGGGGGGTATAATTTGTATAGATACAATATTCTTATCCGACTACATGCCTGACATATCCTTTTTAAAACAAAAATTTAACATTCTTATTTCTTCAAAAGACAAGATTTATAATCCAAACTTTCAAAAAAATTGTTATGATCTTCTCAGATTTTTTGGAAATGAAATACACATTAGTGAAAGAAATAAAAAACACTGTGAAGACATATCTGAAATATGCGATTACATACAATCTATTTTTACAGAAAAATATTTTACTTAAAAATTAAATACATTAAAATAATATACATTACAATGACTACGATTGACGAATACACACTTGACGAGCGCGCGGAGAATGATCTCGAAACACTAGAACTTCTCGAACAAGAGCGAAAATGGAATGTGATTTCTAATTTTAAAGAGTTTATTTCAAAGGAACCTGAATTTGGATGTATTAATAATTTATCCAGTCAAGTAATTCTTAATGTAATTGAAACAACTACATCTAACAAAAATAATAAAGAATATCCAGAATGGCAAATATCATTTCTAATCGATCTTATTAATGAATTGGGACACTCTTCATTTGATATTAACTTTGTTAAAAATGTTTATGATAATATTTACGATAGAATGTACATTTAGTCAAATAATTTTTGACGGAGTATTGGATTTGTTTGATAAAATTTGTCGTATTTTTTACTTTCATTAAGAATGGTTACTGTACTTACACTACTCTTGGTTGCTAAATCAGCTAAAGTAAAAAACTTGTCGGTATTTTTTGAGATAAAATAAATTAAACCGTACATTTGTTTATCCTTTAGAGGATCTTTTAGGTAATCTTTCATATCACGTTTAACTGCTTTAATTTTATCTTGAATTTTTTGAGGAAGTGTAATGTCACTATTAGATCCAATGGGTACAGAAACGTACTTTTCGAATGATGTTCCCCTGAAGATATCCTTTAATCTGAAGTTATAATAGTATATATCACCAATAAGTGTATCTGTAATACTTGATATACGTTGAATGGATACGTTAAAATTATTAAAGACCATTGGGTAATAAATTACCCATGCTAAAAGTGCTTTTCTTTCTTTTCCCATTAGTGTTTTATTTGAAACGAGTACATTGTACCACATTGAAATAATTTCTTTCTCTACTCTTTCAAATAAAATTGGGTTGTAATAAACTCTTAACTTGTCTAAAATTTCATTTAAATTTTTTATACCATTCGCTATTCTTTGCTCTTCTGAGTCAGATGACAACCAAGTGTTAACTTTAGAAAGGTCTCTAGAGACTATTTTTCCGTCTTTCATTACGTTTATAACCAGCGTCCCGGGTTCTATGAAAGTACCGGTGGAAAAATTTATGTCTTGTTTAAATGTTTTATATGGATTAATATTTAAGTCCGATTTTGCTATTCCACATTTATTACAAATTTTTTCATGATTTGAATATATTATGTCACTTGAATTACATAATTCACAGATGTCCGGTAGTTTACTGTCTTCTTGTAAATCTACGACAGGTTCTGTGATTATCCCCTGTTTCTTAAGACATTCTAAAAGATATTCTTTTTGTTCGTCATGGCTTTTACCAGATATACTCTTATGTAATAACAATGCGGTCAATTGCTTTGACATACTTAATTATAATTAATTATTTTATTTTGTAATTATAAATAAGAATGCAATTAATATATGAAGCCATTATTGTTGGTATAGCATTTGTAATATTTGGAAATGTCGCGGCATTTCTCGTAGGTCCGTTTTTTAAAGTAGATCTCCCGGAAGAATGTAAAAATTGGAATAAATTTTATGCCATGGAAATCACCCTTTTTGTAGCAGGTGTTCTAGGTCACCTTGTTTTTGAATTCTCAGGCGCTAATAAATGGTATTGTAAAAATGGTTTTGCCTGTATGAGATAAAAAATAAATGAAAATTATTTAACAACAAAGAGCCCACGCGGGGGATCGAACCCCGAACCTCAAGATTAGAAGTCTTGCGCGCTATCCAATTGCGCCACGCGGGCTCTTTGGTGTTTTAAAAAGTGAAATCATCAGGTACATTACCTATGAATAATGGTGCGTAAAATTTAACTATGTTAATGTCTGGATAAGGTGTTTTGATATTTATATTATTAATGTATTTATTAGCATAAACCAATGCTTTTTTGTGTCCTATTCTAGGTTCATTTAGAATGTAATACATATACAGTATGTAATTTAATTTTTTTCCAAGATATTTTTTACAAATTTTCTTTTTAATTAGGCGGTCTTTGGATTGCGAACAACGCGCTTCTTTGGAGGAGCCTTTGGGGGTTCTTCCTTTGGGTCGTCGACTACAACAGCGGCGTCTGGAACAACATCAACTGGGGGAGGCTTCTTGCGAGAAGACTTAGGCTTAGTATCAGCTACTGGCTCAGGAACAGGAGCCTCCTCGAGAGCCTTCTTGTCCTTCTCGGACATTGGGAAATGAGGCTTGAGGTAACGCTGAATATTGAAAAATGTAACAGGTTGATCTGGATCGCGAAGTAGAGCCTTGAGAGCTAGACCCTCTGGTTTCTCAGTTAGAAGCATGAAACGACGGTTCGCTGGATCCTGTATTTCGTGCTTCTTGATGTAATCGTTGATACCCTGTGTAACATCTCGGCGCGAGTGCTCTGTATCAGGCTCAAAACCTAGAAACTTACACAACTCGTTGGAAATGGCTACGGGCTTGTGAAGAGCAGATGTCTTTGGAGGCGCATCTGGATCAACTTCCTGAGGAGGCTTGCGAGTACGCTTGCCCTTATTTACCTCCTTCTGTAGAACCTTCATGCGCGCGCTGAGACTCTTAGTGGTCTCCATGAGAGCCGAGAAATCCTTAATTAGAAGATCAAACTTCTCATGAGTTGTCATTGGAGAAACAGTTTCCTGTGAATCGGTCATTTTCTTTGTTATAATGTAATATATCATTTTTCTTTAAGTATGTTTACCCCGTGCGTTTAAATTAAAGCTATTAAAAGAAATAATAGATGTACATTTTATTATGGAAAATACAATTGAACAAGTTGCTGACTTTATTAAGCGTTATAAATCGGTTTCTAATGTAACATTTACTATTGGAAAATACACAGAAGAATTTGGTTTTGAAAAACAATTATTTCATAGGAATAAATATGGATCTATACTAGATTTACTCAATTCTAATCCGAATTGGGAAGAGAAGAAACAAAATAATCACGAAAAATTTGAAGTCTGTACTTATAAAATTATAAACACTATCATTTATAAAATTACAAATAGTCCATACGATCTTATTGTAACTGCTGAAAGTAAAAGATCTCAACAAATTTACAATTCAGACGATTATATCAAAAAAGAATTATATTTCCTAAGAAAACATCATGTATTTCAACTTGATAATGAATATAGTATATCAAAAGGAGACGTCTACGGTTTTAAATTAAATTTATTGTGTAATAATGACCCGGATACTTACAATTCTAATTCTAGTTTACTTAAAATAATAGACATTTTAAAAGTATTAGACGAGTGTAAAACAAACGATTATGTATTTGAAAAATTGTAAAAAAATAATTAACTTAAATAAAAAATAAATGTAAATGTAATTGTATACTTATATGACTACTTTTAACTTCGATAGCTTTAATGAACAGAATAAAGCTATCACCCGTGAAGACATTACTAGAATTACAGGTTATAATCCTATTAATGTTTTAACATATCAGAAAGCTTTTATTCACAAAAGTGTTCTTAGATTTTTAAGCCATACAGAACTTAAAAATTCTTATGAGCGCTTTGAATTTTTAGGAGATTCTGTTCTAAATCTCATTATTGCGGATTTTTTATTTCGTAAGTATCCAAATGAAGAAGAAGGGTTTTTAACAAAAATTAAAACTAAATTAGTAAACGGTAAAACGCTTGCATTTTTTACTAAAAAGTTAAATCTAGACCAATTTTTAGTTATTAGTCAAAATGTAGAAAAGATAAATGGAAGAAAAAATGATCGTATTCTTGAAGACATATTTGAAGCGTTTCTATGTTCTATACATTTAGATTTAGGATATAAATATGTAGAACATTTTGTACTTAATGATGTACTCAAATTTATAGATTTTAATGAAATTCGCGAAGACAATAATTACAAAGACATCTTACTTAGAAAATGTCAAAAGTTGCTTCAAATTAATCCAGAATATGAATTGATTTCTACATCTGGACCGGGACACAAGAAAACTTTCACGAGTGTAGTAGTAATAAACGGTACGAAGTATTGTACGGGTGTTGGGTGTACAAAGAAAGAATCAGAACAAATAGCTTCCAAAAATACACTCGAAGTGTTCTAAAATGTTTATATAAGGTTTTGGAATATAATTTCAATTATATCATCTGGTAGTTTATTGAAATGATTTAAAGAAGAGTGTATGTTCTCTAGATATATATAATTATACCAATTAGAATATTTTTTAATAAAAGCAACTTCATTGTATTCTAGAAGTACATTAGTTACGGTTAAGACTGGTGACCAATTAGTATAACATGTAACACTATTACAGCAATAACATTCATTATCGTTCAATTTTAAAAACTTAGTTTTTACCCCATACAAGCATGTATAGAAGAAATATAAAACTTTCGGATCAAATTTTTTATTGATATTTATTTTAGACAAATACATGTCATAATTATTATTTGCTAGATCGTGGTAGCAAACTTTATAAGGTTTAAATGGATATTCCCCTGGAATCATAAGTCTTAATAAAACTTTATTATTCATTTCAATCTGTAGAATACTTACTTCATCAAAAAATATGTCAAATTTTAACTTATCAAAAAATGTTCTAATATGTTCATTACAATCAAATGTATTTATTTTTTCTATTTCCTTATTAACTCTTTTAATAGACATGTTTTTATTATCTAATAAATTATCTCTTTATAAATGTAAAATTTTTAATGAGCGCCTGTGCTACCAAAACCTCCCGTACCTCTAGAGGTATATGTATCTACTTCAGAAATTTGAAATTTAGGAAGTACCCCATCAAATGCTACAATTTGAAAATAACAGCAACCTTCTTGAAGAAGAACCTCAGAGTCTCCAATGTTGTCTACTACAACCATTACATCTCCTCGGTACTTCTTATCGATAATTCCAATTGAATTTGCCAAACGTACATTTGTTTTTGAAATGGAACTTCTTGGTACAAGCGTGTATCCTTTATTCTGTTCTCCCTTGAATTTTAGATTAATTTTGTGCGATTTAGCACCAGCCGGTACAATTTCCGACTTTTGCATAGGAATATCAAGACCCACGTCTTCGTTTCGGCGAGCCTTATCATAAGTTGGATGATTTTTCCAAAAGTAGTCACTTTCAGGATTAATAGTGATAAAAAGTGTCATAGAATGTGTAAATGTAATTGTAATTGTAGATGTTGTATCTTTTTAAATCTATTTAAGAACATACAAAATGTATCATTACACAATTATGTCTCTATTTAGCACTAGTCATCGAGTTATTAATCTTTCTAATAAAATTAGTTTCATTGGAAATGGCGGCTTCGTTAAGATTGTTGACGTTATGCCGCGAGTAATTCCAGATGGTTGTAAGTCTTTGATGTGTGATCATGCTATAGTCCAAGCGGCAAGGGTGTCTCTTAATGAAGGCATAAAGACGACCGAAAAAGACATTAAATTAATTGATTTTTTAGTTCGTCACAAACACACAAGTCCTTTTGAGATGGTAAAGTTTAAATTTCACGTAAAAGCTCCTATTTTTGTCCAAAGGCAGTGGATTCGGCATCGTATGGCAAATGTAAACGAAATTTCTGGAAGGTATTCAGTTATCAATCCAGAATTTTATTATCCAAAGGAGATCTACGACCAAGGCAAAATGAATAAACAGATGTCTGGTAATAAAATTGAATGTAAAAACACAAATGAACTCTTTCAGAATTATATGAGTAATTCTATGAAGCAATATAATATTTACAAACTTCTTGTTGATAAAGGTGTGTCCCGTGAAATGGCCCGAATTGGGCTACCACAAAATATGTATACAGAATTTTATTGGAGTATTGATCTTCATAATCTTCTTAATTTTATTCGTCTTAGATCTGCTTACAATGCACAATCTGAGATTAAAGAATACTCTGATGCAATGAAAGATCTAATTACAAGCCTTGTTCCAAATACTATTAAGTCTTATGATAAAGTAAGTGGTCAAGTGTAAATACAAAATTTATTAAAAAATCTAACAATCGTAGAAAATCTATCTGTCCCTTGCGTGTTTTGTGTGTCTTGCGTGTCTTTAAACTCTTCCATTAACAAATCTTCAAAATTTTGCCTATTTGCTACATTTTTAAGTTTGTTATTGAGAGTATTTGTTATAGATTCTCTCGTAGAGTAATTAAAACTTTCAAATTGTATATCAGAAACTATCTGGAAATACAGTAGTTTTAATTTTAACATTATTCTTGAAAGAGTTTTCTTTTGGTATTTATACAATTTATTTAACATTTCAGTATGAAGTTTATTTTTATTTACTAGAATATTTGTATAATGTCTTTTCTCAAAAACTAAATTGTCTATACCTATTCCTTTATTAACTCTTACAGTATCATCTTCTATTTCATATTCGCTTTTTGATATAAATGACTTGACTGCTGTCATTATATTCATTATAGTGTCGTGAATTTTAGAAGTTTCTTCAAAAGGGTACATCTTATAGTTGATGTCGTCAAACGCTGAAAATTCTAAAGATGATGCATTTTCTATAATTGATAAAATATCGCTATAATTTCCTATCATTTTCATTAAGAGTTTATAATACTGTCCATACATCTGATACAAAAAGAGATTAAATAACTCTGTATAATTATGAGCATCCCTTTTAGTTAGAGAAATTTGAAAAAATAATGTGTCCAAAGACATCGTGAATTCTGAACTTATTTCTATCTGTTTAATGTATCTCTTATAAATTGAATCTAATTGTATACATTTATCGTCTATTTCTTCTATAATTCTAGTTATGTCGTTCTTATAATCTTCTATTTTAATAAAGTCTTCGCTTGACATTTTAAGTTATTAATTACCAAATAAATTATTTTACATTTTATAAATGTCAGCGAGCGAAACTTACAGAGAAATAACCTGGGAACCTCATCACGATTCTATTTTCGTAGACTGGGCGGATAAAGCTGCCTGTTACAAATGGTTACATGATAAATCTTATCTGAAGTATTCGGGTAAAAGAAATATGTTTACTATTCCCGTTATTATAATGTCTACTTTAACAGGTACTGCTAATTTTGCATTAGAAAGAGTACCCGAAGAATATCAAGACATCTGTTCTGTTATTATAGGAAGTGTGAATATATTAGCAGGAATTATAACCACTGTAGGTCAATTTTTAAAATTAAATGAACTTACAGAAAGTCATAGGACAGCAAGTGTAGCATGGGATAAATTTCACAGAAGTTTACGTATAGAATTAATTAAAGCACCTGAAGAGAGACCTGATGTTAATTATTTTATGAAAACATCACGCGATGAATTTGACAGACTCATGGAATCTTGTCCTGGTATAGACAAAGGCGTTGTAGATATGTTTAGAAAACAATTAACTACTGGAATCGATAAAAATGACGTTATACGTAAAAATAAAAATTTTAATAAACTTATTAAACCAGAGCTTTTCAACGAAATTAATTCTTTAAAAGATGTAGTATATAAACGCTCTGAAAAACCTTCCGAAATTGACATCTTTGAGAAAAATAAAATTGAAAAATTAATCACTGAAAAACAGATATACGATGAAAAAATTTCAAAGGTAACCGGTTTTGTAGGCGCATTTCAAAATAAATATTCTCGTAGACCATCACAGGAAGAAATAATTTCAAATCTTAAAGATGAAGTCGATGTACCGGACATTAAAATAATCACGGAACAAATAGATACTGATTAATTGCAAAAAAATACATTTCTTAATACATTTAAATAAATATATTATAAATTGTATAATATGCAAGTTGAGAAACTGAAAGAGTGTCTTACAAATTTAGCACTCAGATCCGGTTTTGATGCTTTTGAAGATTTTGTAAAATACAAAGAAAAGAACGTTTGTAATGGTACTTACAAAGCTGTTTATCCAGAAATTCAGGTAATTTCTACAACGGATGACAAAATGTATGTCGATAATTTAAAAGTGATGACGGCACAAAATTTATATGATAACAAGACTGGGGATATTATAAAACTAACGGACGAGATGTCTAAAAAGTTGAACATATCGGCGCCGCCAATTGGATGGTGGGCATCTGAAAAATGGGACGGTATTCGCGCATTATGGGATGGAGAAAAAATGATATCACGCGGTTCGGGCGTTGGTAAACCAAAAGTTTACACTTATGTACCAGATTGGTTTAAGAATACGCTACCACCCGGTATACCCCTAGATGGAGAAATATGGATTGGTAGAGGTCTTTTTCAAAAAACAAGCAGACTTTCTACAATTAAACCAGGTAAGAGTTACACAACAGAACAAATTGAGAATATTTGGGCTGGTGTCACTGATCCACCCGTTGTTTTCAAAGTGTTTGATATTCCCAATGATCCTCGTCCATTTGAAAGAAGAATGGCTTTTCTACAAACTGTTGTAAAAGATTGCAAAGTATGTTGGAATAAAATAGAGTATCCTGGTAAAAAATTATTTCCTCTTCAGTTCACGGAACAAGTTAAAATTAAAACAATGGAACAGCTTGTAAATTTGTATACTAAATTGACTTCAGAAGGAGCAGAAGGTATAATGCTAAGAGCGTCAGGGTCACCCTACCAAACCAAAAGAAGTAAATATATGCTTAAGTATAAAATTAAAGAAGACTCCGAGTGTATACTTCGAGAGTATATTCCTGGAGATGGAAAATACACTGGTATGCTTGGTTCTTTGAAGTGTGAATTAATGACAGACGGTAAACCAAATGGTATATTCACCCAGATAGGAACAGGTTTAAATGACGCCCAGAGAGAAAATTACAATAATCCAAATTCAGCAGAATTTATGCCAATAGGAAGTGTGATTTCATTTAGTTATATGGAGATGACAAAAGAAGGTGTACCGCGTCACCCCGTTTATAGAGGAATTCGAGATGACATACATATTCAGAAAAAAATAAATGTACCCGTAAAAGATGTTAAAAAAATCTTGTCTAAACTAGTTGCTAAAATAGTTTCTGAAAAAGAAGCAAATTGGACTTTCAAAGTTAAAAGTTATAAACAGGCTAATGAAATTTTAAAGGATACTATGAACCTAAATTCTGTAGAAGACTACATCAAAGTTCTTAGAGAAGGAGACATGAAATTGGCAGGCGAAGAAAACTTTAAAGCAAAGAATGGAACCTGGAAAAGTTCTATACTACAGAAAATAGACAGCATTCTAAAAACAGGTCAAACTGACGGGATATCACTTACAGAACAGGATCAGAGATCTCTTGCCATTGAAAATCTTACCAAAGTTCCAAATATTGGACCAAGTACAGCGGCAAAAATATACGACACGGAGGAAATTACTACAGTTGAAGAACTGAAGTACTTATATTCAGTGAATAAAGACATCCTAAATGAAAAACAAGCAATTGGTCTTAAACATTATGAAGACTTAATGCGCAGAATTCCTCGTAATGAAATGGACTCTTGGAATGAAATACTAACAGAAATTTTCAAAGAGACAATGACTGAATTGGGTTTATCAGGTGAACTTATATTGGCCGGTTCTTATCGTAGGAAAACTCCCGACTCTGGGGACATTGACGCCTTAATTACAACTGATGTTAAAAATCCAAGAGTAATGAATACATTTTATAACAATTTAGTTAAAAGGGGTGTAATAGAAAAAACTAATACACTTGCGAAAGGACCCACTAAGATAATGGCTGTTGCCAGTATTGATGAATACTACCGTCACCTCGACATCTTTTATCATCCTAGAGAAACCTTTCCATTTGCTATACTTTTCACAACAGGTTCTAAAGAATTTAATGTGAAAATGAGAAAATTTGCTCTTGATAAACGCTATTCACTGAATGAACAGAACTTAACGAAGATTTCTCCAACAGGTCCAAAAGTGACCCAAACTGAGTACCTTACTATTATAGAAAAAGAATTTCCAGAAACAGAGCGAGACATCTTTGATTTTCTTGGATATCCTTACATTTCTCCAGAAATGAGATAAATAATTGATAAAATTAAATAATTTCATATTAATAAATGGTAACATGTTATACATATGAAATTATTGCTGAAAGCGAAAACCCTATATTCAAAAATGTCGATTTAACAATTGTTTTAACCATGAAAGATTCTAATAGATTTAAAAAAGACCCCCTTCTTCTTAATTTATCGAAGAAAACAATGTATCAGTACAACAAGGGTTATAAAAATTGTAAAAAACCAAATAACATCAAAAGAACCACTGAAGATGTAACGCACGCGTATTATACAGCATTCGAATACGCAAAAAATTACGATAATATTATCATACTTGAGGATGACGCAGAAGTTCTAAACTATAACCCAATTCATTATAAAAAAATAGACAATTATATAGGTTCTAATGATTTTACTATTATATCAATGGGTTCGCTTGGTTTTTTTACCAAAATTAACGAATTATTTTATCATACAGACCCTATGGCATTCGCACAAGCTCATATACTTTCAAAAAAAACTAGAACTGAAATTCAAAAAGATATGTTAAGTAAAAAATTCAATGGTCATGTAGACGGTGTTTATTTTTCTCCAAAAAATGTATTAGTATATCACGAACCTTTAATTATTCAGGTTTTAGCAGAGACCGAAAACTTTCAAACTTGGGAAGGAGCTCCTCTGTGGGCTCATAGACTTGCTGCTAAGATACAAGGTCTTCGAGAAAGTAAACAAGGATGGTATAAAGCATATCTTTTATGTAAATCAGGTGCCGAATTTAGACAACATCAAGGTTTTGTATTCACATTATTATTAATTTTACTGATGCTTTATTGCAAAAAATAATTAATATTAAAATTAAAAAGATAATGTAATGTATAATTAATACATACCCATCAATGGAACCATTCAAAGATCACAAGGTAGAAGAACAGTTTAATAAACTAGTTAAAAATTTTCTATCTAAAAATGAAAACTTTGATATGTCAAAATTTATTGGAGGAATGCCGATTACTTTAGAAAAGACAGACATGCCAAATTTAATGATAAAGGGTCCGAATGGTAGATCAAAATATACTGTTACTCAGAAAGTTGATGGAACAAGATATCTTATGTACATCGGTCCTGACACCGGTGTAGCGAATATAAAACAAAGAAAGGTGTGTTTTGTAGACCGCAACATGAAACTAAATGTTATATCAAATTTCAATTTACCGGATGTAAATACTCCTGAAATGCTTTTAGATGGAGAATTAGTATTTTTTGACATCAATGGTAAACCTCATAGAGAACTTGACCCTGTAAAAATAAGGGGCGTTTCTTTTATGATATTCGACATTTTATTTGGACCTGAAAAAATTTACATTGACTCTGACGGTAAAAAAGTAATAGGACAATCTTTTTCTATGATGGTTCCAGAAGATAATAGACTTCGTAGTGAACCATGGCCTTATATATCAAGATATGACATTCTTGCTAAAATGATAGATCCAAATTTAACTCAATTTAACAATGGAGAACCTTTACTACCAAACGCTTTTAAATCTGTAGATGCCTTCAATATTGAGCTCAAGCCAATTTATTTTCTTGATAGTCTATTGTCAGCCACGCTACCTCTTTACAATAAAGTAGGTTCTGGATGGCTTCAGACACAGTTAAAACAACATCGTAAAATTTATTATGACTACATTTCTACTATTAAGAAAAATGCGGACAAATTTAAGGGTAAATTGGAACTTGATGGTTTAATTTTTACAGCCGCTGATACATTGTATACAATTGGAAACTGGAATAACTTACTTACCGGTCAATATAAATGGAAACCTCCTACAGAACAGACAGTCGATTTGAGAATAGTTAAAATAAATGACACTACTGCTAACGTCCAAGTTATAAAAGGAAACACATTGGAGATTTTTCAAGATCGCGGTATACCAATTGTTGTAGATGTTCCAGCTTCTGTAAAATCTGGAACTATACATGAATTTTCCGCGGATTTTAAATGGAAAAACCCAAGAGTAGATAAAACAAGACCGAATGCTATTAGAACAGTGATGAATGTTATGCGTAGCTTTAAAAATCCAGTAAATGTAGACAATATAATTTCCTTTCTCAACCCAGACAATGAAAAAGCATACCGTGTTATACTCGAACATTCTTCAAAGGCAAAACTATTCAAATGTATAGCCGCGACAGAAAATGTTAAACTTCTAAAACATAGTGACATTTCTAAAATTGAAGAAATGATTAAAAATGTAAACACGACGAAAGACATTGAAGTCGAAATGAGGCTTGGTAAAATAAATAAAACCGGAAAAACTTTTTTCAATCCAATTTTATCAAGAACAGATTTTGAAAAAATTCTAAATGTAATAGAAAGATTTGGATTTAAGAAGGAAATTACGGATTTTATAGACATCTACAACGAAGGTGTCAGAACACGGTACATCTATTCTTATGATTTTGGAAAATTTATACAATATGAAAGCGTGATCAAGAATAGATTATCAAATGTAGACGTTGAAATTGCCAATGTGTTGTCCTTTGATACTCGATTTTCTTTGTCTACTGAAACGCGAGTAATGAAATCTAACACCACCGGTGATACAAAGAGAAAATACCGCATTTCTTTTATTGAACCAAATTCATTATTCAGAGTAGACTTTACGGCTATAACATCTGTTGAATATTCACCAGAAACCAGAATGTTCAAAAATAATGATAACCCTGATGAAAAGTTTCAGATAGAAATTGAATTCATCAGTGATAATATCAATGTTAACGAACTGTTTAAATTTTTAACTCATCTATTGAGTATTTGATAAAACAGAACCGGAGTTTACTAATGTATTGTTCTGAGAAATGTACCATTCATCAGGATCGCTAAAAAGTGATATATCAAGGGGTCTAAATTTAGCGTACAAGTTATTTAAAACATCGTTATACATTTCTTTTCTTCCTGTTTTACTTAATATACTTATCTTGCGTTTAGGAACAATATTTCCAGAGAAATCCCTGTTAATTTTAACATTTACATAATCACCTCGTAGTAATTTATCTGGAATTTCTCTTTTTGTAAATTCATACTTATTAAGGAAATTTAACCCTTCGGGGAAAGACAGGTTACTGTGGCCAAATCTGATAATTGAACCTTTTGTAAGTTCTAATACCTGAAGTTCAATTATGTCGTCGGTGATGTCTTTTTCACCCCATGTTAAGTAATCACACACATTCTCGTTTATGAATACTAATGTATTCGTTTTATTTTCAGATGTAAAGTAATTACTACCTTCTATTACATCTGTAAAAAAATCAGGGAAAGCAATGATTTCATCTGAAATACTATTCAATAAAGAATTTTGCAACTCTGATATTGTTTGATTTCTTCTGTTAAACGGAACTGATACATAAGATTCCTCATAATAAATTAAATCAATTATGTGAAATTCATTTACATTTTCTATCTCATTCTTTCTTAGATATCCGAATAAAATGATGTCGGTGTCAAATTTATTAGAAATTTCAGAATCTATACTGTTTAGTTCTGAATTGATGTAAAAATTTCCACCCGGTCCAAGACACAAGAAAAATGGATAACTATTACCTGGTACAGATTTTACCACAAATGGTACCGTTTTGAATATATCTATACTAGACACTGTAAGATTTCTTTTAGTAATTGAAACATTTAACCGATTGAAAATTGCCGAGTTCTCAGGTAAATTCTTTTCATTTAATTCTGAAATTTTATTTTTAATTAAATTACCGTCTTGATTTACAACAATGTCTAATTTTTTAAGATTAAGTTTAACACAATCTATCAATTGAAGTTTATTAAATGTATTTAATCCTGGAAATACTCTTGAGTCTTTTTTAAATGCTTCTCCTTGAACTGTTATCATATCTCCATCTTGTGTTCTAACAGTATATTCATTAGACTTCTTACTCTTTTTCTTAATTACAGTTACAATTTCGTTTTTACCATTTAAAGAAATTTCTGCAGTTGAACCTGGGCTATTACTATCCGGTATTAAAATTCCTGAACCAAGGTCTTCTCCGTTAATTATATTGTATTTTTCGGCATCGGCTTGATTTCTTGGAAATCCCTTTATAAGATAATCTCTCATAAGTTGAACTGATTTTTCACTTTTTGCTTTACAACAAGGATACCACAGACCATCTGGACCTTGTACACCTTCTGGGCTAAGATATTGGTAATTTGGATCGGGACAAGTACCGCTCCAAGAATATGGATCAGGCCTTTTTCCCTCTTTCCATGTATTTCCATCATCATCTACTCTTGTTTGAGTATTTCTACAAACAGAGGATGGAACAGCATTTCCGGATACAGTATTATAAGCTTTTATTTCCTTTGATATTTTATCAATAGCTTTAGTTGTAAGAATGTCTTCTTGACTTCTAAATAATTCATTAAATTTTGTTACCACTTTTTCAAATAATTCTTTTTTAATAGATGTATTACCCTCTTCACATAATCCTTGTTTTATATTCTTATCACTACATTTAGATAATGTCATGGTTATAGTTCCATATTTATTTATAATGCACGTCATCTTTAACCCGGGGGCTGGAGTATTTACAAAGCGAATATATTCTTTAGACATTACGCCTGTACGCGTCATTCTACCTAATGAATATTCCCAATCTATTATACGAATACCGTCAAAATTTATTACTTTTTTACCAGATACGGTATTTTCTACCTCAGTAATACTACTAGAGATTATCTCTCCAGAAGAATCAAAAGGACTTATTAGATTGTCTAAGTTTTCAAAATCTATTTGCTTTCCATTAAAGTTGTCGAGCGTGAATTGTCCAGACATTGAATGAATGTAAGAATAATTGTCAAATAATTTGTATTCTGAGGATCCAGTTATTTCTTCTAAAACGTCCGTGTTTATTACATCAGAATCCTTTAGTCTTTCTATTAATTCGGACACCATGTCATTGTACTCTTCCTGGTCTTCGGGTACATTAATTAAATTTATAAGACCATTTTTACTTATTCTTATAGATGTCTTATTATCAGATTTTTGATAAGATATTATAACATTATTTAAAAATTGTGTTGTTGAAGTTTTAGCTGCTAATTTTTTAGGACCTCTCTTTTTAAAAACACCGTCTGAATCAAAAGAAATTTCTGTCAAAATATTTTCATTCTCTTCATTTAAAATTTCATCTGGAGAAATTTCGTCGTCTAATAATAAAACTTTTTCATTAAGTTCTTCCTGTGTTATAATTCCATCATTGATTTTATTTTTAATATCATCTAGGTATCCGCTGTAACTTGGAACTAGAATGTAATCTTTTAATCCTTTCACTGTAAGCATCAAACTTTCCGGTAAAGGTGTATCGCAATCTTCTCTATGATCCTCTGGGCCTATAGCATCACAAACGCTACAATAAAGTCCTTTTTCTATTGGGCCTATCGGTGGCCTGTTGTAATTGTCATTTATTGTTTCATCTCCTAAGAATTTTTTTTGAGATAAACTAAGACTGTAGAAACCTTCTTCGTCGTCATCTAAGGGAAAATCAGTCTTTAATTTGTCAATGTCTACAATTTCTTCAGGTGTATCGAATCTATTGATAAAAACGTTAATACCGTTGATTTTAATCTCGAATGACATTTAATATATATTAAACATTATTTATTTGAGAGTTAAAAATGATATAAAAAATGTAATTATAATGTAATAATACATATGTCAACCAAAGAAATAGACAACTTTAATAAACTTTTTGAGGAATTCTTGGAAAAAATAATTTCTAAGTTTCCATATGCAAGGCTCAAAACTTACTACAGGGGTTTTAAAATTCTAAAGTCATCATCTCCGGCTACACCAGCTAATTTATTTATGGCCGGTTGTATAGAATATAAAACCCAGATAAAACAAAGAGACGATAATTTTTTCTTAAAGAGTAAATCTGTCAATAACACGGCTAGAAATTTTGGAAATTTTACGGAAGATTGTGGTCTTGATACTTATTGGAATGAACTTACGCCAACTACAAAGAAAGCTGTATGGGACTACATTCAGTCTCTTTTTGTACTTGGAGAAATCATCGTAAACAAGGATAAGACTTTGTTTGATAAGTATAATAATATGTATGTGTCTGATTATAAGTCTGAAATAAATAACATGCACACTAAAAATTTTTCTGTAGAATTCCTGGAGAAAATAAAATAGTTATGTAATATTAAATGACATCTTATTGGTTAAGTAACTTTTGCTCCTTGTTCTCATCATTGAATGTTATCCCTTTTACATCCGATGACAAAAACTATCAATACAACTCCCTAACTAGACTTATAATTTTAGTAACAGTCTTGGGTTACATTTACACACAGGACATAAATGTTATATATTCTGGTCTTGTTTCAATAACACTTTCAGTAGTGTTTTATTTTTTAACATTTAATACACCCGGTGTTGAAAATTCTATTGAAAATTACAAATTGGAAAAAGCAACACCAGCTGATAAAATTACTACATCTGACGATTTACAGAATCAATTGAATCAGGTATCGATTGATTATACCCCCCCAGACACTGATGATCAAAGAAAGCACATCTATTTTCTAGAAGGAGACCAATCTAAATCAAAAATAACAAAAGAAACTATTGATACGTCCGAATTTTTACCATCTGGTCCAAAAGTTCTTAACTCTATCGCAAAAAATATGACAAAACTAAATAGAAATATTTAAATTAAAATATTTTATTATATAATAATGGAATATACAGGAGAAACCGCCAAGTCCAAGGTTATAGACTATAACTCAGAGGGTAGATATAACTCACAAATGGATTATGCAGTATTACATTCTGCAAAGGTAGAAGATAGGGCAGTTAAAGCTCTCGTTAAATATAACAAACAACAGATAGAAGGTAAAGAAATGGTTAAAAAATTAAGACCCGTTGTAGTAAGAACTAGAAACAAGGCTATAGATCTTGCTTCAACCCCAAAAGGTGTTAATGACAGATACACTGAAAAACTTATAGCTTACAATAATAGATATTATATGTTATATGATAGCGAAAATATTAATTCTGAAGACGCGGATTATGAATTTAAATCATTAGATTATACTAAAAATAAACCAAATATTTCTCCATTCGCAAAAGAAGCAAATTATAAATATTTAGACGAGACTATCGGTAAATCAAAGATCTTAAATAAAGAAGTTATTACTAACTCTGGTAGACTAAGTAGAACAAATAAAACATTACAGTAAATAGGTATAGAAAATTAAATATATACATTAAAATAAATAAAATGTATATGTCTTCAAATATTGGTTCTGTAGCATATTCTTCTAGTCAAGGTATATTTAGTGTACCAGAAGGACAACGTATTTATTATCTTCAACCTGTAACTATAGATATGCAAACAGATGAGGACATCTTACATCCTATTATGTTAGCACTCGCACACGGCTTAATAATAGGAGAGGACATTAGAAATACTAATACAGAAGAAACTAAAAAGACCTTAACTGAAGACCAATTTAATGATTTAAATTTTAAGCAAGAACTTTCAGAATGTTGTATTTGTATGGAAAATAAAAAATTAAATGTACAATTGAATTGTAATCATACATTTTGTAAAATGTGTATTAAAAAATGGCTCACAGAAAAATCAAATACATGCCCAACATGTAGAACCGAAATTTAATTAAATATCTTAGATTTAATATTATAATTTAAAATATTTAATTAATAATAATTATGAATACATTAACTACGTTAATAATAGTAATGTCTGTATTTGGTTTATACATTAATTTGTATGGTAGGTCTAATCTTTCCGACCCTGAACTTATGAGTTCATCCTGGATGTCTAAGATGTTTACAAAAGAAAACAATGAAAATGAAAAACTTTCTGATGAAGTAGAAAAAATAATTCAAGATCTTAAATTAGATCCGGAACTTATAAATTCAGTAAAAGACGTCCCCACTGAAGAAATAGACCGTTTAATCAAAAACGCTGAAGAAAACCTTTCTTTAAAGTCAAAACCTAAGATGTACAATGAAATTGGAGAAAAAACAAGTGAAATGAAAGACCCTAGAATTTTAAATTTAGGTAAAAATGTAAAAGGTGGTTCTTCTGTCAGAGCATATGGATGGGTCCGCCCATCAACAGTAGAGATAGATTCTAATGGTAGTCTTACTAAAGAAGACATCTCATACAAAAATAATTACCCATACAGCGAAAATGAATTAAGAATGAAATCAGGCGATTCTAAAACATTAGATAGTGCAAATTTTTTAACTACATCACGGGGAGGCAAAGAGAGTGCGTTTTTAGGCTCAATAATATTACCAAAGGATACTTCTGCTTTTGACATTACAAATACATTTACAGAAAGAGCTACAAGCATTTATAAACATAGAATAGGTTATGAAAATAAGATTTTACCAGACATTCAAAGCGTAGATTCCAGTTTATTAAAAGAACGAGACAATATGAAGTTAAAGGCTATAGATGAGATGTCTGGAGATATTGAAATTAAGACAAGACCTAATTTGGTAGGTTTTAAGGACCGCGTTGAACATATGAAAACCCATCAAAAATTGTACCCAATTGATAAGGTTAAAACTGACATGAATAATATATCTCGTAATTACAATCTAAAATAAAATATTTAATAATAATTAAATCATAATGGATATTACAGAACGTAATGTTAACAGGGATAATAAACAAATCCAAGGTGTGTACAATGATATGAATAACAGGCTAAGTTTACAAAATAAAGAGCCTAAACAAAACGGAGCAATAGTAGATTTACCTCCACAAAAGACAATTTCATATAAAAAAACGGTTCCTTACGATCAAGATTATGCAAAAAAAAATAACACGACTAACAGATCTAGTTATCACGAGGATCTTATTAATAGTTTTAGTCTTAAAACACAGGACATTAAAGACGATACCCATGTTTTATTAACTAGTACAGTAACATCTTCTAAAAAAGAAGAACCTAAGAGAATTATTGAAAAGGTAAAACCAAAGAATCAAGTTTCCGGTATTACAGATAAAAATTTAATGTCGCATATAATATTACCAAGTTCTTTAACTCATAGAGTAGTTCCAAAAAATAATATCAAATCAATGGGTGTATATCGTAAAGCAGACACCACACCTTTACCACCTGTTATAACCCCCACGAGAAGTGTTAAAGAAAAAATGGTAGTTATAAAATAATTCTATCAATAGTTTCTTTGTTTTCTATGAGTGTTTGTTCAAAAATGCTTCTTAGTTTTATTAGAGGTTGTTTAGATCCTATACTATTTATAATAGTTTCATACGAAACCCATTTAACATCATTTATTTCTAAAAACTTTTTATCAATGTGTATCTTTGATATAAATTTTTTAGTAGACAAAAATCTATTTCTGTATGTTGTATTGAAAGGAACTTTAACTAAATACATATAATAAGGATATCCAGACGGTGTTTTACATTTTATGCACTGTGAATTAAATTTAGTAAGTGTATTTTTAATAAGATCATAATCTTCTACACACCCTAGTGTTTCTTCCCAAGCTTCTCTTGTTGCTGTTATTTCTGGATCCGATCTATCTGTAGGTTCACAGGCTCCTCCAAAATTTGACCATTTATTGTCCCAGTCTTTTCCGAGAAAAAAATAAGGTGTTTGCTCTATACTTTTAGTATAAAAAAGTATTCCTGCGCCGTAAATTATATTATTTGTTAACATTTGATTATTTATAAATTTTGTCTTTAAAATGAATTAAAAAGAAGATACAATTAAAATTTAATTACTACTATGTACATTTATGTCATTTGTTATTAAATATAATGTTAAACCTCCCTTAAATTTGTTATTTACTCGTTCCAATGAGGACAAAAAAATAAATTCATCTAAATATAATATGAGCGGTTCTGTGCCAAAAATACAGATTGAAACTGAAAATTCTTCTAGACCTACTGTGCAAATTAAAAACCCCGTGAGTGTAAAAGGAATTGACATCATAAAAGACTCTGACGATGATTCCGCATCTGATGTATCTGGAAGTACTATATCTGCAGCACCTGTAAAGAAAACAAGTCTTAAAAATGTAAAATCTAAGTCCAAATTCAATGCAGATGATTATCAGTCTTTCGTTAATAATTCAAAGAAAAAAGCTGGATCTGACAAAGATTCTGATTCTGACTCTGCTTCTGAATCTGGTTCGGAGGCTTCTGGTTCTGGTTATTCAGAATCTGGTTCCGATTATTCCGATTATTCAGAATCTGGTTCTGTAGGCAAAGAAAAGAAAGATCCAAAACAAGAAAAACAGGAAATTCTTCTTAAACTACTTGCATTGGAAAAGAAAGGTGTAGAACTGACTAAGAAATACTCTATGGCATCTAAACTTTCAGATTTACGTTTTGAACTAGAACTTCATCAGGGTAATATGGAGAAAGAGATGAGTGTAAAATTCCAACAAAAAATACTAATGGCTGCTGTTACAGGTCTTGAGTTTGCTAATAAAAAATTTGACCCAATTGGAGCAAAATTAGATGGGTGGTCAGAATCTATTATGGATAACTTAGACGACTATGAAACTGTATTTGAAAGACTCCATGAAAAATATAAAACTCGTGCAGAACTTCCTCCAGAGTTACAATTATTAGTGACGTTAGCTGGAAGTGCGTTTATGTTCCACGTAACTAAGTCGCTATTCAGTAGCGCCCTTCCATCTGGTGACAATGGGCTCCAAAATTCAGAAATAATGAAGAATATTGCGGCAGCAATGAGTAAATCATCTGGTCCTCAAGTAAAGCCAAATTCAAATGAAATATCAGGGCCAAGTATGAATTTAGCTAACATGATGAAAGACGACGATTCTATTTCTAATAGTACAGTAGAAACTTCTAAAGAAGTTAAGATTAATGAAAAGGGAAAAAGAGCAATTAATATTTAAAAAAAAATAAAATAATGTTTAATGTATATAAATGGTATTATATTATAATCAAGTTTCAGTGCCTTTAGCCCAGACATCCGACCCATCTTTATTATTAGCGAGTGATTTACAAAAAAGTCCAGCTAAAACCTATACTTCTGATACTCCGCAAATGGAAATGTATCAAGAGAATAGGGGTCTTTTGGAAAATTTATCTAACACTTTATTCGGCGACACACTAGAGTTACACTCTGTAATGCTTGAAGAAAACTTTGCGAATCTATCGATTGACGAAAAAATGAATTACCTTTTTAAGGCTAATATGATGCAAGGAAAGGTAGTATCTAAATATCTAAGACTCATATTATTTATTTTAATACTTATCGTCTTTAAGTTGTACTTCTAAATATTAATAATTTTAGTATTAATGTTATTCATGGTATATCTGGAATTGGTATAGGATAATTTTCTAAATTCTTCTATACTTTTATCCCCACCATATTCTTTTAAGGTTAAAATACTGGGTGCAAGCTTAATTCTAAAGTCTTGTCCAAAAAGAGACCTATAAAATTGCCCTACAAGGTAACTTTTATTTTCAAAACATTTATTATTAATACAATATGATTTAACACAATTTGGCGAACAAAAATTACCAAAGAGTTTATAACGTTTTAATTTACTACAATAATCTATAGGTAGATAGAATGATGTATTATTAAATGGATGATGACAGTTGTAACATCTTATTCCATTTAAATTTTTCTTTACATTCGTTGTGTCAACACCCTTATTATAATGTTTAACATGTTTTACAGTTTCTTTAATAACTTCACAAGTGTCTTCTTCGTCACTTGATACTGATATGTTACATTCTTTATTATGTTCTGTAAAAAAATTTGAAATGTCTATGTCTTCTTCTTTTTCCTTGTCATGGACTTGAATACAAAGATTTCCAAAAGATAAAGCACTACTAGAATAATCTTGTTGTATTTCTTCATCTGAATTGAAAGTCTCAATTTCTTCTTGTTTGTGTATGTAATTGTTTTTAAAAGTAGTAGTTTCCCATTTTTTTTTCCTACCTCTTTTTTTTTTAACAGTTTCTTCTATTTCTACGGGTACTATTTGTAATACTTCCTTTTTTTTACGTCCTCTTTTCTTAACAGTTTCTTCCATTAATTAATTAATTTAAAGAAACCTTTTATTAAAAAGAATAAATGTTTGCTTTATATACCTTTACTATTATAGGTTTACTTACATACGTCTTGAACAGAGCTTATAATTACCTCAGTCCTTATAAGACTTTTGAAGACACCTACGAGCGCGACGAGTATAAATTATTGTGTTATAGGATAATTTTTGAAGACGGTTCTGAAATTCTCGAATCTGAATTAACAGACGAACAAATTTCCGAAATGGAAACCGATGAAAATAAAATTAAATACATTATAATTGAGTATATGTTTAATGGAGAATTTATGAAGTACATTACTTACACAAAAGACATTACATTCCCCGTTTATCCTTTTGATATTGCTCCTACAAAGTATCCATATTATCCAGAAGTAATTATTCTTAATGGAATGGATATTACAAAGTATATTCAGCCTTGGTTAGGACCGTATTGTAATTTTTACACGGACCGCGAAGAACCAATTAAGCTTGAAGATGCCTTGATGGATCATCCAGATTATGAAGACATTGATTTTAACAACGGTACACTTTTGATGCTTTCAAATGAAACTCCACTAAACGGAAGGAAATGTATTACTAAACCTCTTCCTTGTAAACTAATCTGGAAGAGACATGCTGCGGTAGATCCCAGAGATGATCATCTTTTGGAAAATTAAAAATAAATGTGTAATGTATTTAAAAAGACAAATTTATTAAATCTAAATAATGACGGACAAAACTGAAGAACCAGTATTATTTAGATTTAAAACTGTACAAACAAATGCAATAAGAATTCTTTTTGAGTCGCTTAAGAATATACTTTCAGACGTAAATTTCAAGGCAGACGCTACTGGTCTTAAACTTACAACAATAGATGGAACAAATAGTGCTATTGTAAATTTATTTCTTCAAAAAGAGAAATTTGAAGAATACATTTGTACTAAAGCGACTAATATAGGTGTAAATCTATTGTCTATTTTTAAAATTTTGAAAGGTATTAAACATGCTGATACTATATCATTCACTATATATCAAAACGAAGATGGACATATGTACATTCAGTGTGAAAACAGCGAGAAAAAGTCAAAAATTTGTACGAAGATTAAACTTCTCGATATGGATGAAAAGATTTATAAAATACCAGATATCCATTTTAATAGTTATATAACAATGCCAAGTTCTGATTTTCAGACTTACATCTCAGATCTTTCTAATATTTCAAATGAAATACATTTTACTTATAACAAAGCTCTTAAACTAAGAGCTATAGGAGATTTTGCTGATCAAAGTATCATAATCAACGAAACAAATGATAGTTCCAAAATAGAGGAACAATATGGTATATATAATACTAAATACATTCTACTATTTACTAAATCTACTAATTTATGTAATACAGTTGAAATTTATCTTAAAACGGGATTTCCACTAACTATATTATATAATGTAGCAAATTTAGGTCAAATTAAGTATTGCCTTGCTCCGAAACAGATTTAAGTTTAAGAGTCTAAAACGTCATCGTCATTTTTACCTATACAAAATTTACACTTGTATTTATAGTAATTTTTAAGAAATATATCTTTGACCATTATAAATAAAGTCTTTATTAAATAAGAATTCTTTACAAGATCTAGTATAATTTCAAGTTTTTCGTAATCTACATCTACATTATATTTCTTTGTTAATATTTCATCTATACATAATATAACAATATTTTCAAAATCTTTTGATTGAAAATTCTTTATGTATTTCTTATTAACATTTAAAAATTCTATAACTTTAAGAACTATCTTTGGGTAGTCCAAATCTTCATCTATAAATATTTCATAAAGACCATTATGTCTCAAACGGTTTAATAATTTGATATAATAGTCTTTATTTCTTAATGCATTAATTTTTTCTTTGTTATTCATTTAGCTTTATACATTACATTACAAATTATTTTAATAAATTAATTTAATAATTTGATAAGTAGCGCCGACTACAACACCCGAAAAAGCGTCAGTGGCAAAAGAATAGCCAAATCCTAAAGTATCATAATAATGTTTCTTAAGATGCGGAAATAACCCAGAGTATCTCATTGGTATACCTAATATTCCGGAAATGAAAATCACGAATAGTAAAGTATAAATATTCACCCCTGACAACTTAAATATGTCGAGCGATTTAATTATGATTAAATGTGCTATTGCTCCTACAAATCCGGCTATAAGAGCTGCAGATAGAACTGTATGTTTTTGAAAATATTCTTCAAGTACTGTAATCCATTTCATATTTTCAATTCCAAAAAATTTAATTTTACCCTCTGACATCATTCTAAGAATTATATCCCAAAAAGCAGTTATTAGAAAAATAATTATTATATCTTGCGTTAAATTATTTTTTACGCTCATTCTATTTTATTTATTTAAAAAAAATATATTTTATTTATAATAAAAGATGTTTGCAAACTTACCAACTCCTCTTGTATTCGTCGGGATGGTCGCTATAGTAATTGGTATTCTATGGATGTCTGGCACATTTTCTACAAGAAAGCAATATAGAAATAAGAACGCCTTTTCTCTAGAAGGTACTATTCAAAAAAATTTAACTGAATTAAACAAGGAGCAAATAAACAATCAAGCCAGTAATAAATTTCACTACGATGATAGAATTACCGGAAATGTATTAGCAGACGGTTCTCGTTTAGATGCTCTCTATGTTGAGAAAAAATACAGTGGTCCATACGGTATTTCAACTCGTTCGCAAATTAAGAAAGATGAACCCGTTGCTGCAAAGGTAAAGGATGTGGAACCTGACACCCCAGTTGAGGTAGATTCTTCTCAGATTAATCCAGCAGAAGATGTTTTAGTTAAAAAAGAAGATGTAATAGCTACCGAAAAAGTAGTTGTAAAGGCTAAAGATGTTAAACCCGGTGAAACAGTTTTAGTAAAACCAACACAAGTAAAACCTAATCAGCAAGTCCTTAAGAAGAGCATTGTTTCTGGTAAATCTGAATTAGTTTCTAAAGAAGATGCCGATATTAATGAAACTGTTGTAGCAGATTCTAGTCAAATAGACCCAGAGGAGACTGTTGTAGTAATTGCGTCGCAGGTCAAGCCTAATAAGAATGTTGTAGCCCAAGGTAAGTCTATATCTAGTGATAAGAAGGTAGTTGTTCCAGCAGATAAAGTTAAACCAGATGAGGTTGTTGTAGTAAAAGATTCTGATACTAAAGCGTCAGCTTCTAAAAAGCCTGTTGTAACCCCAGTAGCTGGTTCTCCTCAAATAGGTAAACCAGCGGCCGCAGACGGCATTGAAGTAGAAACCGCAGAGCCTATTTCGCTTGGTACTGTAGAAACTAGACTAGCCGGTAATTCTAATTTTGGAAATCTTTATGCTATGAATAAACACCCTGCAAAAAAAGCTTATACAACAGTAACTACTAGACAGAAACTATCGGAATTTCCCGTAAGATCTACAGTCCACACATCTAGAATCTAAATTTATCTAATTATACACTCATTTATTAAACATTCATCAACCGTATCCGAAACACTTACACATTTAATTTTAAATTTCTTGTTTCTGTATAGAGACAGTCTTTTACGATGCCAATTATTAAATACACTAATTGTATCATTGATATCTATGACAAGTGGTAGATTTTCATTTTTTTTACGTAAAATTCTACCAATTGCCTGTTCGACGTTTCCCTTTGGCGAAGCAAGTATTAATGTGTCTAATTCTGGATTATCATAACCTTCTGACGCCATTTGATATGTAGCTATTATAACTCTACAATTATTTGACTTTTTAAGATCATCCATTTTCATACCTCCGTAGTATAAACCAACTGAATAAGACGTTAGCGAATTAAATATAAAGTCACAATGAGCTTTACGATCTGACAACACTAGAATTTTTCTGTTGGATATATAACATTCTTTTATTAATTCTACAATTAAATTATTTCTACTTTGTATTTCTGTAATAGATGTGATACTAGCAGGTGAATTTACTTTTCCATTTGGTAAATATTTAATTACATTCTCTGAAAAATCTGTGAAATTGTAGATGTGTATTTCTGGTTCTATAATAAGCAATTGTACATTTACAGCCACTTTACCCAGAAACCATTCAAGTGTATATTCTAAACGATCTGCTCTTTTTAATGTAGCTGTTAGGCCAAGATTATATTTAGCTCCTATTTTATAAAAAACACTGGAAAATACTTTAGAGCAATAATGATGTGTTTCATCGTATATAGCGAATGAAAAATCTTTAAATATTTCTTCGGGGTAGTCTTTCATTGAAATACTCTGAATCATGCCTATACATATACACTCATTTGTGTTGACATTCTTACCTTGGATTATACCAGGTGAAACATTTAAGAATTTTTGAATTTGTTCTCTCCACTGTTCCATGAGAGATTCTTTATTAACTAAAATTATAGTTTTGACACCTAGTAAATGCGCGATGTAAAGACTAGCAAATGTTTTACCCCAGCCAGTATACAAACAAGCTATACAGGAACCATTTTTAAGTAACTCCGCGTGAATTTCTTCGATTGCTAGCTTCTGATATTCTCTTGGAGAACTATTTATTTCAATACACATAGGGTTTATTTCATTTAAAACTAACTCGCCACAATTGGAAAAGTACCTAGGGATGTGCATAAATTTATTTGTAAGCTTATATAACGTGTAATTTACTGGAGCATAATCACCTGACGTGAAAGGTGTAACAGTTAATTCTTTTTTAAAACCGGTTCTTGACAGATCTACACGACGACCAAAAGGCATTAAATGTATATGTAATTTATGTTTATATTTATTTAAAGAAATGATATATTACAACTTAAATGGTAAAACTTTATATCACAACAGACCGTACGTTTAGGTATAATAAAAGGTGTAATGAAAAGCAAGTTTCAGAAATGAAACACATCATTAAGAAAAAAACAGATGAAATGAATAAATGTATCGAACATAATCGTCAAATTGGTAATGTTTTGTCGCGTACGAATGGTTTTAATAGAATGATTTATAATACCTATTCTGAATTGTATAAAAAGTATACAAATTTAATCCAAAATTTTGATAAAACGAGAGTTACTCTTCGTGATACTGAAGAAAAACTCAAGGAAACCACGGATTTGTATGAAAATCTAGAAGACATCTACAATGAAAAAGTAGCAGAATGTGAAAGACTTAAGAAAAGCGACACATCGCAAGAAACTGAAATTAAAGAAGAAAATTTAAATCTTGATAAATGTATATAAAGAAAAGGAGTATAACACATTATGCAAATATTTGTTAAGACATTAACAGGTAAGACAATAACACTTGAAGTAGAATCTTCAGACACAATTGACAATATTAAGGCAAAAATTCAAGATAAAGAAGGAATTCCACCAGATCAACAGAGACTTATTTTCTCAGGAAAACAATTAGAAGATGGTAGAACTCTGGCGGATTACAACATTCAAAAAGAAAATACGCTTCATTTAGTTCTAAGACTACGTGGAGGATATTAAATGCAATTTATTAAATAATTCTATGGAGGCGTAGCTCAGTCGGTCAGAGCGTCGGTCTTATGAGCCGAATGTCGCGGGTTCAAGCCCCGCCGTCTCCATAGAATTATTACATTTTTTTAATTAGTTTAAAAATTCAAAAGATAAATAACCGTACATTTAAGTTAAATGGCTTGCTCTATTTGCTGCGAGAAGTTTAATGCTTCCAACCGTCTAATGGTAGAATGCAAAGGTTGTGACATTGCTGAAGCAGCGTGTAGAACTTGCTGTAAGACTTACATTCTGAATTCCCAGAATGATCCTATGTGTATGTTTTGCAAAACTCCTTGGGAACGTGAGTTTATGATTAAAAATTTAACAAAAACATTTGTCGATAAAGAACTTAAAAAACATGTGGAAGAACTTTTTCTCGAGAGACAGATTTCTCTTCTACCCGATACACAAAAAGATGCTATTAAGGAAAAGAGAATGAGAGAAATTAGAAAACAAATGGACCTCGTTCAAGCAGAAAAAGATAGACTTAAAACATTGGTCAGGGAACAAGATGAAATTTATCGCGCGCATATGCTAGAATTAACCAGACTTCAATATGGTACATCCACAGAAGATACATCAAGTGTTAATTTTACGATTAAATGTTGTAATGAAATGTGTAATGGTTTTTTGGATACTAACTATCACTGCGAGATGTGCGAAACTAATTTTTGTAAGATATGTATGGAAATTAAAGACATCGGACATGTCTGCGATGAAGAAACTAAAGCAACTGTACAGGCTATTAAAAAACAGGCTAAACCTTGCCCTGGCTGCGGCGAGATGATATCTAAAATAGATGGTTGTGACCAAATGTGGTGTATTAAGTGTCACATTCAGTTTTCTTGGAGAACTGGACAACAAATGCAAGGATATAACCATAATCCCGAGTATTTTCGCTGGCTTAGAGAAACAGGTCAAGAAATTCAAAGAAATCCTTACGAGAACGCAAACGAAAGACAAGTTGTATGCGGCGTCAACTTAGATGCTATCTATGTTAATAGAACTGTTAGAAATCTTTTCCCAAATAACCCTTCAGTTTTCGACTCTTTCATTAATATGTACAGGTTTTATAGACATGTAGAGTGGTTTGTCGGTACATTTCGGGGGCGCGCAGAACAATCAGACAGAAGTCTTTTGCAACTCAGAGTAAAATATCTACTCAAAGATATCGGTAAAGAACAATGGAAATTTGAAATTCAAAAGATAGATAAACAAAATAAAAAGAATAATAATTACGAAAATATCTGGAGACTTGTACTTACAGTTCTACAGTCTACTTTTGAAAAATTTACAGTTTTCACTAGAGAACAAAGAAATCCGCGAGAATACATTACATTGTCCTCAGAGTGTAATAAATTCAAGAAATACATTAATAATTCATTCATTACTGTATCAAACACATTTGGATCACAAACATGTCCCGGAATTTCAAAAGATTGGAGAGAGCTCGGAAATCTTAAGACTTACATTAAGAAAAACCCTGACTGCATTTAAAAAAAAATAAAATAATTTGTATTATATAAATGAATAATAAGAGTGTTAAAGTAGGTGTTAAATCCATTTCCAATTTAATGTCTCAGTTGACAACTGGATATGGTAAGAAAAAATGCCGGTGCAAAACTAAGTCTTCTGATAGACACGCAAAGTTAGCAGCCAAGGCTATGAAACTAAAACACAAAGAGGGCATCTCTCTTAAAGCTGCGTGGAAGAGAGTTAAATACGGCAGTAAAAAACAAGGTTATTACCCACCCGCCTTGGCGGGTTATGATTACAATCCTGCAACCGACAGATATATGAAAAAATGTAAAAGCTATCAGACTAGAAATGAGAAGGGTCGTTGTGTAGGTAAAAAACCTAAATCCGGTTCTAGAACCGCTTCTGATCTTGCCTCGAGGGCAATGAAACTTAAACACAAAGAGGGTATCTCACTTAAAGAAGCTTGGAAGAGAGTAAGATATGGCAGAAAGAAGTAAATTTAAACTTTTTTGAAAACAAATGCAAAATTTAAAAAACTGCACATCTGTTCGTTATGGGTCAAATCAAATTGATACGTATCATAAATTTCAGTAAAATTATTAATTTTTATTAACTCAAGTCCGTGTTTTTCACACTTTTCAATAAGATGATCTTTATGAAGAAAGTATTCAATTGAAGCTCCTCGGTATTCAAAATAAGTCTCTCTGGATGACTTAACCGATTTTAATTCAAATGAATACATTCCTTCGTCATCTGTTCTTTTAAGACAAATTGTGTCGTTTTCAAAAATACCATTGTTTAAACTCAAAAGACTGCTTATGACATCTCCATCTGCCGCAGTCCCAATGAAATATCCATTTGCTTTAAGTTTTTTAGAAATCATGTTAAGTGTTATATCGATGTCGTTTACGAAGTAATGAAAAGAAAATTGACAGGAAACTATGTCATAAATTTTATTGTTGTCCTTGCCATTTATTATATTCAAAGCAAATGGGTCTATAGCTGAAATATTCCAAAAGTAACACCTTGGTATATTAGGAAGGTGTTTCATACTATTGTATCTTTTAATCGCGCCGTCAAACTCCTTTTTTTCATATATGCTCTTGTTGTCAATGTCAAAGCCAGTGACGTATTTAAGTCTTGCTTTGCTCCATTTCATTATGTCTCCGCCTCTACCAACAGCAATGTCTAAAAGACATTCTCCATTAGTTTTTCTTTTAGCTTCAAAAATGAGCTGCGACTTAATCCAGTTGTGAAATTTGCGAAGTCCTTCGAGAGATTCAGTCATAATTAACTCAATTTACAATGTACAATGTACAATGTATTAATTATGAATGTACCTATACTTTATATTTTTTTGTAATAAATCTACTTAGAATCGTCAAGTGTCATAATTGCCATCGCGGCATAATTATGAAGATCCATTAAGGTATCGCGCAATGTTTCATCAATGACTTCAATTTCAACACTTTTTGATGTAATCTTAGAAAATCTTTGAAGTTTGTCTCCAATTCTTACTAGAACTCCTACTGTACCATATGTAGCAAAAGCATCACCATAATCTGAATTTTTCTTAGAGAAAAGTTCGCGGCATTCTTTTTGAATAGCTTCAAGTTGTTCTACACGGTTCATTGTATATGTATATATTTCATTCCTTTAAATTAAGTCTATAAGATTTGTATTTCCAGGAAATTTATAAATATTAAGTTGTTCTTCTAAATTTTTAATTTTTTGAAAAAGTTCATAATTAAGACGTTTTAATTGTCTATTTTCTCGGCACGACTCTTCGTAAGCAGTGTTAATGTCATTTACACACCTAAAGTCATTTTCAAATGTAGCATTAGCGGGTTCCATACACATTTTTTGATGTTTCTTAGTTTTAAAATGACTATTAACTAAAATTGAAAATTTATCTTTTGTATAGATGTTTCCGCAGCATTGACAACCATTTGGATATTTTCCCTGTAGATCCCTAATGTTCATGTTTACCTTCGTTTGATTTTCCCAATCTGTTTTTGGTTCATATTTGGGGTAAACATTAGTAATCATTATGAGATTATAAATACAAATGTGTTATTTCTCTAAATTATTACAAAAATTTATTATGCTTAAACAAATAAATTATAAAAATGTATCACAGTCATGAACTGTAAATGTGGAACTAAGGCTCTTTTCTTTGAGAAAACTACTCTAGATGGAACATTTAACGTGTTTAAATGTGACACTCAAGAAACCAAAAAGAAGGGGAAATGTGATTTCTATTATTCACAAAAAACTAAAGATCCCATTAAAATAATTACAGAAGATGTGTCACAAACAATGGAAATATGTACAGAAGTAAACCCAAGAGAAACTTACATTAAAAATCTGAATAAGTACATAAAACTTCTTAAAAATGCTACGCACTTACCCAGAGAATATTCGACTGATTACATAGCGAATATTAATTACATACTTAAAAGATTGAATATGAAATTTTATTTTGAAGACACTGAAACCATAGAATGTCTTGAAAAGAGAATTAAAAATAATGAATGTATACCCAATAAACCAGGTATTTCAAAAATTACATATCCTTTGAAACTAACAGAATATCCTCCTGAACTGAGTGTTCCATTGAAAACAAGACGTAGAAGGAGAAAGAAGATCAAGACCGAGGCATCTGTACATAAACTTGATCTTAAGAATTTCATAGAAGAAGATGTGAAAGCTAAGCAGGAAGAAGAAATAGATAATAAGTCAGTGTGTAGCTACAAATCAAGCGATATATCTGATGACGATGACGATGACAATGATAAAACATTTGACGTAGACGACTGCGATTCCGATGTAGACGAATCTTTTGATGATACAGGAGCATTTAGCGATTAAATAAAATTAATTAAATATATACATTTTATAACTATGTTATCAAATATATTAGACGAAAAAAGTCAGGTTAAAATAAATGAAATAATAAACAAATTCATTTTTCCATTGAAATGTTACGCTATTATACTTATCGTTATTTTATTACTAAATTCTTATTATTTATACAAAATTTCTGAAAAACTTAACTAATTTAAAAAAATAGTGTATTACACATTTAAATGGCGGAACTACCTGTTACAGACCAGGAAATTGAATTTTTTAAAAAGGATGTTGGGGATTATAATGAAATTGATACACAAATCAAAGAACTTAAGAAAAAAATGAAGCCTTATCAAGATAAAATTAAAGAACTTACTCAGAAAAAGAAACAAAAACAAGAAGAAGTTCTAAACTTTATGTCTAGTAATAATCTAGATGTATGTCACGTGGGCGAAGATTCTAAACTAGAACTTAAGAATACAGCAGTTAGTAAACCCATCACGAAAGGAGATGTATATGATAGAATATACAAGTATTTTTCTGAAGACACTGATAAGACGGTTGATATGGATGCCCAAGGTAAGGCAAAGTTTCTACATGATTACATCTACGTAGAAGGACGCGAAAAAGTACCAGCACAAAAACTAGTTTCTAAGTAAACTACATTAAAATGTGATAAAGTCTTTGTAATGGTTAAGTATATCCAAGACATTAGTGTCTTCTTCATATGTTTCACACTTTTCTTTTTCTAAAAGTCTCATGTAATTATTTATAGTAAGTGACTTAATCAAATTATTTTCAAGTTTAATAAGGCCTATATCTGAATTATACCTATCAGTAGTAAAACTTAAAACTGTTAAGTTCAATTCAGAATTTTCGTTTTCATTGTACATAACCAAGTAGTCTTGATATACCTTAAATTTATTAAAGTCTTTAAAGTGTGATATATCAAATACAGTTTCATTTGTTTTTTTTTCTCGAATTTCTCCGTTTGTAAGAAAGATCAAATATGACTTCATTCTATACTTAATTGTGAATATTTTAAATAACATTTTTAACCCTGGATATTGCAAAAATAAATTTATATAAAAAAATATTTTATAATGAATTATATTCAGTAATGGCTCGGGCACCTGTTAACTGGACAATTGATATCAAAGAGAAAATTGAACAAGCTGATAATGAGAAACTATTGGAATACTTTGAAGTTTTAGATACAAAATGGTCTGTTAATAGGGAAGATAACATCATAGAAACCGCGTGTAAAAATCTTTGTATTACCGATTTAGAAGCAATCGATACGTCTATATTGTCGATTGAGATGGAGAAGGCTATATTCGAAACTACTCTATTGTATTTCAAATTTAAGAAATACATTCCAGATTTCGAAGAATATCAAGAACGTTGGAATAAGATCTATGAAGTAATTTTCTATTCTGAAAGACTGATTCGCGATACTTATATTCTTTATCGAACAACGGATCCCAACAGGAATTCGTTGTGTAACGAAGATCCAGATGTTCTTTTTAAGTATGCCAGATTTACAGATGATTCTAAAAAAACACCTTATCAATGTCTTCTTCTGTATCTTCTAGAGTTATTTTCAGAGGAAGGGTTTACAAAAGCAGGGGGTAACTTGTATAAACCTGTAATATATAAGAAATTTAACACGCACGCGTGGAAGAAACAGTGTACAATCAAAGATTACATCTATCAAAAAACAGACCACAAAATTAACTTTAATCAATGGAAAAACGCAACTGCTAATGGCACAAGTAATATCAATAATGCTGAAAAATACTTTAATGAATTTGTTGGTCCTGAGTTGCCCGCCTTGAATAAAGATCGTCATCTTTTTGCTTTCAAAAATGGTAATTACATAATTAAATACAATGTATCAGAACCGGGCGAAACTCCAGTTTATGTGGATGTTTTTGTACCGTATGGTGAAAGTCATCCTTACCTTAATAATTTGTCCGTAGCCGCAAAGTATCACGATGTGAAATTTGATAATTATGACCAATACTCAGAAGATGAATGGTTTAATATAATAAATCACTGTCCAACATTCAAAAGTCTTCTTGATTATCAAGAATTTACCGAAGAAGTACAAAGATGGTTCTGTACTTTTATGGGTAGAATGTGTTTTAACCTTGGAGATATGGACAATTGGCAAGTTCTATTGTATCTTCTGGGTCAGGCTGGTGCTGGAAAAAGTACTATAGTGATGAAAATTATTCAAAAGTTCTACGAAGAAGAGGACGTAGGAATCATTGCAAATAATATTGACGCTAAATATGGCATCAAGCCTCATGTAAATAAGTTTATGGTACTTGCTCCAGAAATTGCTGAGAATTTTAAGATGGAACAGACAGATTGGCAGCTTCTAGTTGAAGGAGGTCGCAATACTTATTCAGAAAAATATAAATCAGATGAAACTATCAATTGGGAAGTTCCGATGATGATGGGTGGTAATAAAATTATGAGATACAAAAATAATTCCGAAAGTGTATCTCGTAGAACAGCAGTTGTTAATTTCTGGAAAAAGGTAGTAAACACTGATACAGAAATTGATAAAAAACTAGCAAAAGAAATACCAAGTATTATGAAATTGTGTATCCGTGGCTATTATCACACTCTTAAGACGCATGGTAAGAAAGGTATCTGGAACATTTTGCCACAGTACTTTAAGGAAAATAAGGAAGAGATGGAGCAAACTACTAACTCTCTTCAGCATTTCTTGAAATCTGGTAAGGTAGTATTTAATAAAAAATACTATGTACCCCTAAAGGTATTTTCTCAGATGTTTAATGATCATTGTAGGGAAAATAATCTTCCACGCGAACAGTTTACAAAGGACTTTTATATGGGTATCTTTACTAATAATGGCATTAAAGTAGTCCAACAAGGTTCAAGAGAATATCCTCCTAATTCTGGAATTATTCTAAAACGCACTACATTTGTAATCGGTATTGATATTCAGAGTGACGACAACGAAATTCCTGAGGATGATCCCGAATAAGTGTATTTCACGTTAAAACAAATGATTTAATTTATTTGTTATTTATTAAATGTCCAAAGAAATGTTGCCCGACTTAGACACCGGAGGCGATTTTGTATTCAAGATTGGAATTGGCTCAGTAATTGTAATTATTATTTACTTCATATTTAATTTATTTTCCAAGTTGAGGGAAATAAATGAAAAGTTAGACTCCTTTTTAACTGATTTTAAATCGGCCGAGGCACAAGAATATCCAAGTGATGCAATTGAAGACATCGCGGATAAATCGGAAAAGAAAGAGTCAAATGTAGACTTAACAGGTATTGACAAAGATTTAACAACTATCGAAGAGTAAATTTTAATTAGGACAATTGAGTATACTTTCATTTCTTACAAATGTATCAATCATACATCTATAAATTTTTTCATATGAAGTAATGTCATTTCCTCCCGTGATTATAACACTGCCGGGTCTGAATACAATACATGACATCACTTTATCCGTATCTGGAATTTGCATTTTAATATTAACACCTGGGTATTTGTTTGGGTTGAAAGAATATGTTTTAAGGTAATTTAATTTACCCTGGTCTAAAATTTTACATAATTCAGTCTGTTTTATGTATTTATTTATCTTGAAGTCAGAATTTATCATACATATTCTCACATTGGAAATACGAGCCGTTTCACTATTGAAAGCTTCTAATACACTGAGTCTTTTAAAAAGTTTTCTTATAGCATAAGTCGCTGAATATGGATTAAGAACCCCCGCTAATTGAATATTTCCATTTGAGAATATTTTAGCGGATACTTTGGGTTTGTTTTGATACTTCACGGTGATGTAAATATTAGCACAGTTATAAAATTGTTTTTTACCATTTTCATCATTATACTCATTTGTATATTTTTCAGTGTCTATAACACTATTAAAACAACAACAAACTGTCATGGTAGAAATGTCCCATTTTTTAATTATATTAAAAGATGTATAATTTTCATCTTCAGAACATTTGAAGTTATCAAAACTTTTAAAATTTGGATGGCAAATACAGTCAGTATATTGAGAACGCGGGTCGCAAATTACACACGTTGTCATAACGAATCGGTCCGTGTTCTTTATATACTAATTTGTTTCTTTATATAGTTATTTTTTGTAATTATTTGTCTCTAAATTTGTTTATATTTTCTACTACACTGATATAATCAATGATTAATTGCTTATTTACTGACATTTTACAAGCTTTTAATAACATTGAAGACATTTCTTTAGTATGATTATTTACAAGATGTGTGAAATAAAATATAAATCTTGGAAGATAAAATCTGTAAGTTTCTTCTAAATTCAATTCTTTGTTATTGATTTCTTTTATGATGTCATGTAAGCAGTAAGTAAGTATGTTAAAATCTATATCCCTGACCATATCATCCGATACTATCAATTTATTTGTCGACTTTCGATAATAATACATTATCAATTTATTTATTTCTTCAATTTTTTTATTAGACAATTTAAGTCTAGTACAAGGATCTCTAAAGTCGGACATCTTATTTAAATAAAATACAAATGTATCGAAATCATAATAGATGTACTTGTTGTTATTTTTAATACATATCCAAGGATACTTAATTTCTTCGTGAGAAATAGGACAAATATTATTAAAATCAAGCTTTTCCCTGAATTTTTGTTGAATTACCTTTGCAGCAGAATATTTATTTAAAATGTCTAAAATGAAAGACTTAATATTTTTTTCATTTTTAATTTTATAAATCTTACATATTTTTCTTAAACACTTCACTGTTAAAATATTTGAATATTTAATCATCTAATAAATTATTTTATCTTTTTAAATTAATTAAAATATATTAAATATGTATAAAAAAATACAATATTAAATTTATAAATGTCATCTTTTAAGATATCTAAAAAAACAGTTCATACGGATTCAAGAACATCTATTATAGATAAACATCTTGAAACTATCAAAAAAATAGAAGATGATAAAACAAATTTAGATAAATATCGTTCAGAATTAATACTCTTAGAAAAAACCAAGAAAAATTTTGAAAGTAAACACAAGTATTCGGATGTTTTTAATATTTCTAGAAAGATAGACAATCTAAAAGATAAAATTAAAAAAATTGAAAACGATACAGATTTATCAGATTATTTATTCGATTCTATGAATTTTATAAAGAATATAGACAATAACGAATGTACAATAGTTGAAGATACTTCTGAAGAAGGTATATTTAAATACATTTCACTTGATTCTAAAAATAACAAGGGAGAAATGTATAAAATGTACATGGAAAAATGTTTTCCATCTGAATCTGGTATACGCCTTGATAATAAAAAGAATAACATTTTCAGATGTCCAGACTGCGATAGTAAAACTACGAATGATATCTCATCAGGACTTACCGTGTGTTTTAACTGTGGTCTAACAGAAAAATCAAATATATCAAATCTTCCAGAGTGGAATCATGCAGAAACGCATGAATACATTAAGCCTTATAGTTATAAAAGAACAAATCACTTCAAGGAATGGATAAATCAGATACAGGGCCGCGAAGGAACTATTATACCCAGTGATGTTATTAATTTGTTAATAATTGAAATTAAAAAAGAAAGATTAAAAGATAAATCTTTAATTACATACACTAAAATTAAAGAATTTCTTAAAAAACTTAAACTTAATAAGTACTATGAACACATTCCAAATATAATACATAAAATAACCGGTAATAAACAGTTAATTATTAATAATGAACTTCAGGAAAAATTAATTAGTATGTTCAATGATATACAAGAACCATTTGATAAAAATTGCCCGAAAAATAGAAAAAATTTTTTAAGTTATTCTTATACTTTGTATAAATTTTTTCAATTATTAAATAAGGACGAGTATCTTATTTATTTTCCTTTGCTTAAAAGTAGAGAAAAATTATTTGAACAGGAAAACATATGGAAGAAGATATGCGCAGATCTAAAGTGGACATTTATACCATGTATCTAAATTTAATAAAGGTCTATATTTGCAGTACTATTATTGTAAGACACCGTAGTTGTTCCTACGCAAGTTACATTAATATAAGATCTCGGTCCCGCAATTGCATTAAAATTTATTCTAAGTCGAATACTACTATATCTATCTAACGGTACACTTGATCCAGAATAGGCCGTAGAAGCCAATGGTATAACCAAAGATCCTATCCCGTCTTCTTTATCTACGCCATTAAATGTGTACCTGTTATAATTCAAACCTAAACATAATTTAGTTGCGAAGTCTATAACACTCGGTTCCACTGTTTTGTTATAAGAATATCCATTTAATTCTAAATTCATATCAGTGATGCATATATCGGAAGTTAACCATCCAGATACTATAATATGCGAAGCGTATAAATTAAAGTTATCTAAATCTAATAGAAGATTTCCAACGTTATCTGCGTCGAAGTATAAACTCTGTGTAATTTTAGGGACCTGTTTGACTCCTTTGTTGAATTCGTTTATTTCTGTATCATCCATTTCGAATTGTTTACAATAAAGTCTTAATCTTTGAATTTCTGTCGAAAACTTTAATTTAAAATAACCATTTACATTCTGATAATCGGTTCCAAAGTTAAAACCGTAATTATCCGCTAGAAAAGAATCTATGAAATAATTTGGATTTCTATCACAAGGTATTAATGTATTATTCATAAAATTATCAAAAACAGCATTATTCATATTACTAGAAGTCAAATGCGCAAACCCCTCATCATCGACTCCGAATACATTTTCAAGATTGTTATAATAAACTTTAATAGACAATTTTTGGTCTTTCAGTAATCCGGAAGGAAATGATCCATTTTCAGATATATTAACAAAAGTTTCCAACTTAGAATTTAATGTTTTAGTAAAACCGGGTATCCACGTTGTTAACTTAGTGGAACCATTTTTATTGATTATACTACAATTTTTTAATAATTTAGCATATTCCCCTGAACCAAATTCCGTGTCTAACATTGCTTTGATGTCGTCAAATGTAAGTGTTTGCCAGATCTGCGATCCGACGTGATACTCTATTCTGCTAAAAAGACGAAGAATGGATAAATTTCTAAGGAAAATTCCTTTTAAATTTGGTACATATGGTAGAAGATCGGCAATATTATCTCTATGTGTGGGCGGATCAATAGTTACGGATGGCGCCCCCCCCGCAGGTGGATCGTTCGAGACTGTGCCGTCCGGGTTCATCCATTCGTGGGGGCCAGGGGGAAAGTATGCGAATGTAACAGATCCATTACTTATTAAAGTTGTTCCGCTTGCAGTTCTCCCTCCCGCTTCGGTAAGCGTTACGACGGGTGGGAATGTATACCCTGACCCCCCATTCGTTACGGTTAGCCCTGTAACGGTAAAGCCATCGGGCAGCGTCACCACACCCGCATCCATATTATAAAAGTCCGCTGTCGCCTGCACTCCAACAAAAAAGAGTTCTTCGGCGGGATATTCTAACGAATTAAATGATACACCACCTTCTGTAATAATTTCCGGAGAATTATCGTTATATTTAGGATAAATTCCAGTCCATTTTTTACCATCTTTAGATATTGCGACCTGATGGTTTCCTGTACCGATAGCAACCCACATTCCGTGTTTATGTGTTACATCAAATGCTATGTCAAATATTCCAGTTGTATCGGTATCATTCCAAAGGAGTAAGTCGTCTGACCATAATATATTAGAAAAATTTCCTTTTCCAACAGCAACATATCTCGCAGAATTTACACCGGTTACAAAATTTTCATTCTTAACTTTTGCAATTTTATAACAGTGACCATTTGATCTTTTAATTATAGAATTTTCATTTATATATATCATTTTCCTAAATCTTTGGTCTGGTTTAGTACCACTTTCTGATATATCATTAATTAAGTTATTATCAGAATAACTTGCTAATTCAAATTCATTATTTTTATATACTACGTAAAATAAGTTAAATTGACTAGGATAATCAGTTGCCACGAATCGTCTTTCTACATTATTTACAATTGTTGTAAAACTAGGTACTAATTGTTTTCTATTTTGACTAAAGGAGATTGTAGGTTCTGGATAAGTATTATTCTGTTTAATTGTTAAATTTTCACCAGTTACGTACATAAAGTATATTTTCTCTGCGACATTCCCAGAAGTGGGTTGATCGAATGTATCTGCGTTAGTATCTATAATATTGAAAGAAATTTGAAGTAGTATACCAGTTTGTCCATATAATTCAAGCGGTTTAATATCGTTTGCTTCAAAATTAGTAAAATTTGTTACAATTGTTTGAGTACCCTGACTTGAAATGTTAAAAAATGGAGAGCCTGGCATTGTAACGTCGGATACATTGGCGGCTCCGTCTGTAAAATCTATGTACTTCCAATTTTCTAAGTCGAATGTATAAGCAACACATTTATTATTGAAAACGGCACCAGATTCTTTATTATTCCATTCGTTGGATTGTGAAGGTTTGCCCCCTACTACCCACAAATCGCCTAAGTTACATACAGTATATATAATCTCGAAGTCTAATTTTTGCGCAGTGTATTTTCTAAAATCGTTTCTAAAAGCATTTGGAAAGATTACTAAGTTATAATTTGCCACAAAATTCGGGCTATTTGTCTTAGCTTTGCCAACTACAACCATTTGAGTACTGGTTTTTGACATTGCAACATCTGTAATGTCTTCAAAAAAAGTTTGCATCCATGTATGTCTCGCGTATACACTTGCATTAAAATTACTCTCAGGGGGTCCCATTAAAACCCTCCAGTAATAACCGTCGTCAGTAGCTAATTCATATGTTTCACTTGTCTCCCGAGATCTATAAAGAATTACACCATATTTTTCATTTGTACTGTCAGTAAAGTCTCCAACTGTAAAAATAATTTCAGGATCTCTTGGAGAGGAATATAATCTTCTTAAGTTATCAGCGAAATCCGACACTGGAATTTTAACCGGCAGACCTGCTACCACACTCCCGTATATAGTTTCAGATTCTTGATAGGCGGTGCTGGTGGTACCATTTGATTCTACAAGTGGAAAACCAAAATTATTTAAAGGAGTAGCAGTTGTACTTTTTTTATTAGAAGCTATAAATATCTTACCGTTTACATGTATGATGTCATTTGGCTCTTTATTTAAAGGCTGAGGATCTAGAAGAGTACCATTTACATCATGATACCGAGGTGATCCACCCGTGCTGCCTTGATAAGTAGCTAATCCTTCCGCTTTAACAGCTCTTACTCCAGCTCCATCGTCCGGATTATACAAGATATTGTATGCAATAACGTCTGATGTACGTACAGGATTATCATTATTCGTTGTTCCGTAAATTACGGGGTTAACCCTTTCATGTTTATAAGAAATTTTTCTTACTTTACTTCCGCCTTCGACGTTATTTCCAGTTTTAAACCATTTTGTAAGATCATATGATTTTATTAAATGTTCAACGGATCCAATTTCTAAAGCAATCTGCCACTCATTTGATACGAAATTAATGCTAAATACATCAGTTATATCAAATGTGTTATCAAATAGTGTTTCAAAATTTGATGAAATGCTGTTATATCTATAAAGATTATACTTATTATTATCATAAACTGCTACAATAAAATTTCCATATTTGTCGCCCTCGATCAAAGGATCTTTAGTTGATGAAATTGTATCAGAATTGTTAATTTTTATATCAATCCAATTAATTCCGTCTATAGACTCCTTAAATTGATATACACGTGGAGTGTTTCCACTCGGGTCTCCAGGTGTATTACTGAAAACACCTATAAGTACATCTCTGTAGGCGTATTTTATACTTCTAGGATAAATACCGCTAAATAAAGTGGTTCTAGTTGACACAGGACGCGGGGGCCTCGACGCGCTTCCGCGATACGGCATGGTCGCATTTTCCTGTCTACAAGTTATTACTCCGTCGGTCTCAGTAGAATTGAGTCCAAAATAAATTTGTCTTTTCCTATTATTAGAAGCGCCTATGTATTCATAGTCAAAATTTCCTGTTACATCTGGGAAGATGTATGGTCCGGGTGTAACGGGCCACGTGGCTATCATTTTTTCAACAGAAACCGCGGGGGGCACCGGAAAGGAAGAACTCGTCGTTGACGGTACTATCACAGAGTATCCAAAGGAATTCCCCGCAGAATCATAGGCGTTCGCGCTAACTTTAAAGGGTATCTCAACGGTACCATATGGATTTGTTATATGAGGCTCCAGATATTCTACAAT